TTATATCGGTGAATATCTTAATGGCGGTTCTGCGGCGCACTTGAATAGTGATTCACATATGAGTGTGGAACAATATACTTACTTATTGAAATATGCAGCAGATAATGGATGTCAATACTTAACTTGGAACATTCCTAACTGTGAATGTGAAGAATGCCACTATATTTCAAAAACACCTTTTGATAAATGCCCAAAGTGCGGTAGTAAAAATGTTGCAATGTGGGATAGAATTATTGGTTACTTAACAAAGGTTAAAAACTGGAGTGAAGGTAGACGCATTGAACAAAAGACACGTGTGTACGAACATTTTGAAGGAGGACACGTATGCTAAAATATACGGATACTCAAGTGGTATTTAGAGAAGTACCAGATAAAATAGCGTTAGCAATCAACATATCTAATTGTCCGAACCATTGTATTGGTTGTCACTCACCAGAATTGCGCAGTAATATTGGCACGGAATTGACTGATGATGAATTAGATAGGTTGATTAAAGAGAATGATGGTATTAACTGTGTATGTTTTATGGGTGAAGGGCGTGACATTGAACGCCTTTCACACCTGATTGAAAGAGTTAAAAAACATCACGGTATAGAAACTTCATTGTATACTGGTTCTGATGATTTTGATGAAACTGTATTTGGCGATAATTTGGATTATCTGAAAATAGGACATTATGATGAAAAATATGGTTCGCTGGATATGGAAACAACAAATCAAAGAATGTACCGATTAAAAAATGGTATTCGTGAAGATATTACATCGTTATTTTGGAGAAAAATATAGTAGTTTCTGAATCTGACAAGTATTTATTATTAAATAATAATGCTTGATATGACAGGAGAACTTAACGTTGAAAGATATAAAAGTTTAAGTAAGAACTTATATCAGTTCATGGTTAAACATGGATATACATCAAACCCGGCTCCGAAGATTATTTTAAATAATTCGGAACAAGAGTCTGACGTATTATGTTATACAGGTTATTTCGACCCAAACAAAGATGCAATTATTTTGTTTACTCGTGGTAGACTAGTGAAAGACGTGTTAAGAACATTGGCGCATGAATTGATTCATTACAAACAGAGAGTTGATGGCGTAATTGATAAATCGGGGTATACAAGCGATAAAATAACTGAAGATAAGAATTTAACAAAATTGGAAGCAGAGGCTTACTTGAAAGGCAATTTTGCTTTTAGAGAGTGGACTGAAACGCTTCAGAAACGTCTTGGAAAATAATGAGAATTAACATGTATAGAAGATATGAAAATTAGTAGAAGTAAATTAACAAATATGATACGAGAAAGTATCGAAAAATGTTTAATAAATGAATTGGGTAATACTTGGAACTATCCTGGTGATTCTGATTTTAGTTCTGGTGCGCCGTGGAATCAATCTGACTCAGAAGTGGAGAGTGAAGAAAAAAGTGAAAGTTTTCCAACCATTCCTTTTATACTTTTAGGTGTTAGGGATTATGTTTCTGATTTAGACGCATGTTTGAATTTAACCAGGATTGGTTTGTCTGAGTGCCCAGAACAAATAAATATTAGCGCTGAATATAAGTATAATCTTAAATGGGATGGCCCAGATGAAGATGGATTTGGAAGTCAGTATAAAAATAACGAAGAAAGAACTAGTTTAGGCATTTATGTCAACGTAAACGGTAAATGGTATTCCTTTATTGATTGGGCTAAACAAGTTTATAGAAATACAAATCAACAATTATTTGTTTGGTTAAAGGATGCTTATGATGGGTTGTTGGATATGTTAAATGATAGTACGTATACAGCGGACGAATTTGACAATACAATGTCAAGACTAAAATCTGAAGTCGCACAAATGCAAACATTAGTACAACACATGACCAGTGATTAATAATAATAGAATTATATATATTTAATTCGAAAGTAGTCCTTACTTTCGATTTTTTTTTGTATATTTATGAAAACGAAAAACAATATACGACTATGATAGAATTAAATGAAGAGATTAAAGTTAGCAATTATGCAACTTACAAACGCTACTTGAATAATCTAGTTGGTGAACCTGTAGCTGATCAGATTGTAAATTCAGTTGGTGGTGAAGAAGCGTTAATGAACGCAAGTTTTGGCATGAGTGAAGATTCTAATACCGCATTCGATGGTGCGTTAATAAAATTCTCACTTGAAATCGCCGAGTATGCAAAACGTTTGAATGGTTTACTCCCAGAGGAGAAGCGCGTAACCAACGCATCTATTTATCGTGTTGCTTTGTTACAACATTTAGCAAAAGCAGTGATGTATTCCAAGAATGATAATGAGTGGGAGGTTGAAAAACGTGGTATCTATTACAAGTTCAACGAACTTGGTGCATCCTTGCGTTGTGGTGAACGTTCACTTTTATTATCAATGACTGCTGGAGTTAAGTTTACCGAAGAGGAATACGAGGCTATGCGCGTTGTTGATAAAGTAAATGAAGGTGACAATGCTGTTAGATGGTATGGCACTGTATTATCAATGTTAATCCGTCAAGCAAATGAAATAGTAATTCTGATCGAAAAGAAGTAATTGTTATGAAAGATTGTGATAAAATTTACATTGTTTTCTATCTCGGTGTTGGAAAACACAATGAGGTTGACATAGCATCAATGATGGATGAAACGATTCAGTATTATAGCCAATATTTCGACGATACGGTTAAACCATTTTTCATACCAGTAAGAAATACTGATTACACTCGTATAGAAGTATTGAATCCGAAATACGTTTCGAGAAATGAATTTAAGAAAACATTGGCTGAAATTAGAAAAACATGCAAAAAATTGCGTGCAAAATTCGAAATTTCACAAAAAAATGATTTTTTTAAGTTAAAATTTTGATTGTTTGAAAAAAAAGCAGTATCTTTGCATTGAAATTGAAAATGAGATGCGACATTAAGTCTGCATCGGATTTGAAAAACAATCACTATAAAATATTTAGCCCGTAGGTGAGCGGGTAATAAAAGACTGTGGAGGGAAGAGGCAACGAACCCTGTGAAACAGTAATATTGTAAATCCAACTTTTGTTGGTGGATAATCACCTATTGCTGAAGTTCTTTACCCTTGTGTATTAACCCCATAGACGATTTTAAGTTATGGACATACGCTAATAGGTTTTTCTTCAAGGTAAATACGAGAGTCATACAGCAATCCTCAACCAAAATTATGGTACAAATTAAAGAATTTTGACTCTTGATTTTTTTGTTTAACTAAAATAAAAAATGCTTATTTTATGGCAGAATTAGATGATTTATTCGCAAAGAGAAGTTGCGAGAAGTTGACAGAGAATGGTGACTTGGCATATTCACGTGCAAGTATCTCTGATCCATTGATTGACTTATTGTTTATGAGTGCTTACTACGAAAAGCACCGTGGACAGGCACATATCGGTAACTCCGAGCGTGATAAGTTGTTCGCACAGTTCATGCGTGACCCACGTTACGGTATCGGCCGTCGTGATTTCGGTCGTGAGTTAATGCAGTTGTCAGGCTGCTCATTGAAAGAAATTGTCCGTGCAGGACGTTTCGATGACTTGTTCGACGGTAACAAGACTATCACAAAGCGCGTTGCTGACTTCCTCCGCAAGGAGATTGAGTCTGGTAACGAGTTGGCTAAGAAGTGGATGCCTCGTTACTCTTCAAAGAACCTCTTACTTGCACGTCAGTTTGCAAAGATGTGGGGTATGAACAAGCAGCAGTATGGTAAGTTCATTAAGGTGAACACAACTGAGAACAAGTTGAGCCGCAAGCACACTGATGAAATCAACTTCGAGCACGTTCCATCCCTCGCTATGTTGAAGTATTACAAGCGCTTCAAGGAAGGTGAGGATACGAAGTATCGTTTCATGGAATATCTTGCCAAGGTGAACAAGGGTGAGGCCAAGTTGAACATCTCAACAACCAATATCTATGACATCTACAAGAACCGTGATAGAATTGATGCGGACTTGTTCTTCAACAAGATTGAGAAGGTTCAGGGTAACTGGCTACCAATTCTTGATACATCAGGCTCTATGTATGATAGAAACGATAGTATTGGTAAAGCTAACGCAGTAGCACACTATCTTGCTAAGTGCAGTACTTATGCTCCTAACAAGGTTGTAAGTTTCTCTTCTCGTCCACAATTGTTAGAACTTGGTAAGGAAAATGAGATTGTTGATGGATACTGGGGCGGTAGAAAGAACAAGCAGAACCTTAGTGGCTGTCGTACACAGTACGATAGAGAAATTAAGAGTATGTACACTGGTGATTGCACTAATACAGACTTCGGTGCTGTAATGCAGTTGTTAAGTGGATTGCAGAACGATTTACCTGAATACCTCGTAGTTCTCTCCGATATGGAGTTCGACTGTGGTTCTTCAATGAGCAAGACAGCAACTATGAAGTTGTTCAAGCAGAAGGGTTACAAGACACGTATCATTTGGTGGAACTTCAACTCAAGAAATACCACAGCGCCAGAAATGGATAGTGACGGTAACATCTTTATGAGTGGTTACAGCCCAATGTTACTCAAGTTCTTGGAGGCTGGTTTCAACGCAAGTCAGTTTGTTGACAAGTTACTTGCCGAGTACAGAAAGCAGGTTGAAACTGAAGCATAAAAAAAAACACCTACCATCGCGATGGTAGGTGTTTTTTTATTGAACAATAACTTAAACTAAACAAATTTTCTTGTTATATTCTTTGTCCCATACACGTAATGTGTATTTCACTTCTTTTTCATCTGGAGAAACTTCCCATGACGTGATTTCATGTTTCAAATCACCGTATCGTTTCTGATTAACATATGCTAACGCACAAACTAATGAGTCGCAAGCGTCGTAATTTTCTTTCTTCAATTCTCCCTTTGTATCATATACCCAGTTGATGTCTGGGTATTTCTCGCAAACAAGGTTCATCATAACGCGCTTTTTGTCGCAATCAAATGGATAAGCGCCGAATACAACAGGATGATTATCTTTTAATGCTTTTTTAATGTGAGAGATTGGATAGATAACACCCTTTTTATTGAATTTGCGAATTGATAGTAATTCAGGGAATGATTGTTGCCTTGCATCCAAACTTGTAACATAATGCGGTACGATACCAAGTACCCTATATACCGACTCAGACAATAAACCATTGAATTGTAACAATTGAGCAACGGTTTGTGCATTAGAATTAGCACTCGTATGTGTAATAGGTGACTCAATAATACATTCAGTAATACCCATATCTTTGATTGTTGTTAGGAAGTCACGTTCGAATATATCTTTTCTTAGAATTAAAGCCTCGATACCTTTAATTTTTGAAGGTATTTTTGGCACAATATGTGTAATTTTAATAATTTCTGGTTCTTTGTCTTGTTCATCTAAAATAATAGAAACACCAATACATGATGTACTAATATCAAGTCCTAGTATTAAACTTGGATATATTTTCTCTTCTTTTACTACTTCTTTTTCCTTTTTAGCCATATTTTTATATGTTTTTATATATAACATAGCAAGTTTTTTTGAAAAGTAAATATTTTTGTGTATATTTATTTTAGGATATTTTTGATATACTATGTTAGTTACAATAAAAGATAGACTTTTTAAGGATATTCAGTCATATTGTTCTATTAACGACTTGGATATTGAAACATACATTAACGATATCTTGAAAAAAAGTTTCATGATTGAGAAATATGGTGAAAAACCATGCGTTAAACCAGTAAAAGAAAAAACTGAACCAATAAATGAACCTAAAAAAGAGCCAATAAAAACGGAAATAGTTGAAACACCGAAAACAAAACCAATACAGATTGTTAAATTCATACAGGAAGACATTACAGAACATGAAGAAACAGTCGAACCAGTAAAAGAAAAACATCGTAAATTAACAAAAAAATAATATCAAGTAATATGAGCAGTAAAAAAATAGAATTAGGTGCAAACAGTAAAGTTACTATTAAATGGAGTGTTTTACCTATTGAATATTCTCGCGAAACAGAAGAAAACATACAAGTAAAATTTGCCAACAAGTATGGTATATCAAAAGACAACGTGAAAGTTGTACCGTTTTTCATTACAAAAGATTCATATGGTAATGTATGCGCATATCAGAACGATATAACAAATAATATACAGCGCCCTGAATTTCAGCGTCAGTTATTTATAACATATATTAACGAACATGAAATAAATCTTAATGATGGTGACTTTGATGAAATTATTAAAATTGATGACGACATCAATAGCCAAATTAACTACACATTGTATGATCAGAATAAGCGTTATTCTGTTAATTGGATTAAATGGGATAATTTTATGTCATATGGTGAAGGAAACTATTTTGACTTTCGTAAAGTAAATGACTTGGTATTGTTAACATCGGAACCAGCAAACCAGGGTGGAAAAACAACATTCTGTCTTGATTTGTTGAGGTTTTTGTTGTTTGGTAAAGTAACTTCTCGTGAAAATGACTGGGTAATGGCTCGTGTGTTTAATAAACATCTTCCAGAAGCCACAGAAGTGGTTGTAGAAGGCTGTGTAACTATTGATGGAGTAGATTATGTTATTAAGCGTACAGTAACGCGCCCAGCGCTAAAAAAACGCACCGAAAAAAGCCAGGTAAAGCATAAAGTTGAGTATTACAAATTAGTTAACAACGAATATATTGAGTTAGCAGACGAAGAATGCGAAAATGAGTCAACTGTCAAAGAAACGAACAAAGCAATTAAGGAAGCAATTGGAAATGAGCGTGATTTTGATTTAATGATTTGTGTGGATTCTGACAATTTGAAAGATTTAATATCTCTTAAAGATACTGATAGAGGGCGTTTGATTTCTCGTTGGATTGGTTTATTATCTTTGGAGGATAAGGATAAGATAGCGCGTGAAAAATTCAATAAAGAAATCATGCCAAGTCTTATGATTAACAAATATAATAAGGAAGAATTACGAAATGATGTAAAATTTCTTGATGAAACAAATCAGAAATTATCAGAAAACATTGTTGACGATGAACAGAAGCAAAAAGAGATTGAAAAATCATTGGAAAGTAAAAGAATAGAACGTGAAACATTGTTGCAATCTAAAAAACAAATAGATGAGAATCTATTGAAAGTTGATGTTGTTACATTGGAAACCGCAATTAAAACTAATACCGAGGAAGGTAAGAAAAAACGTAGTGAATTACAATCTAATGAAGAAAAATTAAAAGAGTTTGGCGAAATTAAATATTCAGAAGAAGAATATAAAACATTACGTGAACGTGAACAATATGCAACCGAGTGGCTAGCAAATTCACGTGTTAAATACACTAACAAAAAAAATGAAATTGAGGTACTAAAAAAGGGTGAATATTGTCCTACTTGTGGTGCTAAATTAAAGGATGTTGATAATAGTGCAAAAATAGCAGAATTAGAGAAGGAATTGGAATCCCTTGCTTCCATTGGTGTTGATGTTAAAAATGGTTACGATGAGTTGAAAAAAGAAATTTCTCAGATGGAGGAACAACGTACTAAACAACATGAGAAAGATAAGTTGCAACTACTCATTGAAAAAAATCGTGCGGACATTGAGATATTGTTAGCAAAACACCAGGAATATAAGAGAACAATCAAAGAAATTAACGATAACAAGGCTGCAATTGAAAACAATAACAAAATTGAGATTGCTTTAAATTTGTCGGCACAAAATATTAAAGTTGATGAGGAATGTTTATTGTCATTAACCAAAGAGATTACGAGTAAAAAGACTGAAATTGAAACCAACAGAAAAACGATTGAACAGTATAACAAAATCATTTCAACCATAGAGCAGGAAGAAACATTAGTTAGAAACTGGCGTCTATATCTCGATATGATAGGTAAAAATGGCGTTTCAAAAATAGTTATTAGAACTGTTTTACCGCTTATCAATGGCGAATTGATGCATTTATTGTCTGATGTATGTGATTTTACTGTTGAAGTATCAATTGATGAGCACAATGATGTGGCATTTAGCCTTATACACGATGGCGTTAGATCAGCGTTAGGTTCTGGTTCAGGTTTTGAGCAAACCGTTTCAAGCCTCGCTTTACGTACAGTATTAAGTAAAATATCAAGTTTCAGTAAACCTTCGTTTGTTGTATTTGATGAGATACTTGGTGGCGTGGCAGCAGAGAATTATGATGCATTAAAATCATTGTATGATAAAATGGTTGCATCATATGGAACAATTCTTGAAATTACACATAATCCAGCATTAATTGAATGGCATAAACATTTTATCACAATTAAAAAAGAAAATAATATATCAACAATTAAACAAATATCTTGATTTTTTGAAAAAAATTACTATATTATTAATTGAATGATAATACTTTGTTTAACAATTTAACTAATAATGGGAGATGAGAAACAATTAAAACAAGTAAAAACAATTACAGGAGAGGATTTAAGCATTTATTATAACGAATTAAAAAAGTATAAACCTTTACCAAGTGAAGAAGAGAAATTTTTACTAAGAGAATATAGAGAAAACAATGATTTGGTAGCACGTCAGAAACTAATCACGGCAAATCTTAGGTACGCTTTTAGCCTTGTAAATAAATACAAGAATAGAGGTGTGCCTTTGGGTGATTTATTAGAGGAGGCGAATATTGCATTAATCGAGAGTATTGATAGGTTCGATATTGAGCGTGATGTTAAAGTTATTACATATGCCAGATGGAATATGGAGTATAAAATCAAGGAAGCAATAAAAGAACATGATAGACTTCCAGAATCTGATTTACCAGAAGAGTCTGATACTCAATTTAGTGGAGAAGCAACATTGAGTGACGAGTATGATAACGATGCATACATAAATGAGGCTTTTGTAAGTGAAGATGATGAAGTTGCTAGAATGAATGCTGTTAATGACGTCGAGGCAATTATCACTGTATTAGACGAACGTGAAACAGACATTATTAAGATGTACTATGGAATAACACCGTATGAAACTGAATGTACATATGAAGAAATTGGTAAAAAATATAACATAACAAAAGAGCGTGTAAGGCAAATTATTGATAAAATAATGCGAAAATTACGTGTACAAGCACTCACAATTTTAAAATAATAAGTATTTATATATAAATAGGAAATATTATGGCAAAGAAGAAACAAACATTAGATGAGGTACTTCCGGTAGAGGAAAACGTACAAGAAGTACAAGAAGAAGTATTGGAAGAAGCACCACAAATTGAAGAAAACGATACAACTATTGAAGAAGAATCAGTTAGTCAGGAAGAACCAGTTGAAGAAGAAACTGTGGATCCTGAAAAGGTTATTGAAGAGTTTAGCGAAGCAGCAAAAAATATTGATTCATTCGTAACAAATACAACAACTCAGGAAGAACTAACAGAGAAACTTGAAAATGAATTAAACCGTGCATCAAACGTTGAAGAAAAACTAGAAAAACAAATTGCTGATTTGGAAAAGAAAGTATCACCAGAAATGAAGAAAGGTTTCACACAGTTCTGGATGGGTACAAGCGAAGGTTGGTTTAACTAATAAATGTGTAAATTGAACAACAGAATATGAAAGGTAGTACACAATACGAATACATGAGAAATATGATGGACATGTCTAGAAAATTATTCGAGGCAAAACAACGTCCAAGTATTAAGAAGTTTATGCTCACTGAAGAAGAGCAAAAACGCGATGCAATTGCAATTACAAATGATGCCAGATTTGGACAAAGTGTATTGCAAGGGCAAATCGACTCGTTTAAACAAACAGTAAATGCTGGAGCAAAATTTGCAAAAGAAAATGCTGATGAACCAGAAAATAATCCGCTTGTATACTACCCAAAAACTGGTAATTTAGTTTTTAGCGGTTCAATTCCACAGTTAAACAATTTGAAATTTCAATTTAGTTTGAATGATACAACTGGTTCACCATACATATTTGTCGATGGATTATGTTTAAGTGAAGATGCTATTAAAACATTATCAAAACTTAGAGGTTTCTTCCTTAATTGGAGGGATGAATGGGAAAATTCAGGTGATTTATTGGATAAATTACATTAAAAAACTTGAAAATACGCATGGGGGAGTTCGTAACTCCTCTTTTTTGTTTTTAATAGAGTATTTATTGTTAAATAATATGGTTGTATGATTTTAACTGAACAAAAAATAGTAGAACTTGTTGCTGAAAGTTTAGAAAAAGTGGATTTACAGAAGTACATTAAAAATGATAAAGACTTTGAGAAACGAGTAAAACAAATAGCGGCTGATGTTGTAACTGAATTATTTAGAGTATTGTGGCAACACAATGCAATTTTCAAAAATCTTAGCAGATAATGTACGGAAATATAGATTTTGACATAGAACGAGTTGAAACAATTGTATATTCACCAGAAAGTGTTCCTGATCCAGAAGATTTCGACATTAATGACTATGAGTCTGAGGAAGATATGCAATATGACATCGCACATTCATACACATTCTATATTGAACGCTTTAATGATTCATTCGGTGAAGCATTAAACGATAGGGGTGTGGAAATGGATTGTGATGATATTGAGGAAATGTTTGGAGGGGGAATACTACAAATGATGCTAAATGGTGAAGGTATCCGTCGTGGCGGTGGCGCAAAAGAATTAACAATCGGGGCTAACACAACACCAAAAAGTATGACTTTACAAGATATTGACGATGTAGCCAAGAGAATATTGCCCACTACTGAGTACTATCCTGGTTGTAGAGGTTTTATTCTATATGATGGCACAATCGTTCAAACTGAGGCTGAACATAACATGTGTAGTGTGATAGAAGGCGTTAAAGGTACGTTCCATTTCATAGAACTTGGTAACATACGAATACTGAACCAATCCGTAGATTTAGCAAAAGAACCAACACCACAACAAAGACGTGTGTTGGCACAGGTAATTGATTCATATTCTAACGGTGATTTCTATCTTGACATTATGACAGGCGACGCTATCGGCGTACATTACTATCAACCAGATTATAGAAGAGTGCTTGGAGATATTGATAGATATTTTTCAGAGGGTATAAAACCAAACCCAGAACAATTATACGAACAAATGGTAACAGAGAAAAAGGAAGAGACAACGTTTTACAGATTTTATTCTGAAATCAGAGCATTTTTAACTAAACTTCTTAAAAATCCTATTAAAGCAAAACCAACTAAATATTTGGAAGATAGAGGATTAACGCAGAAACGTTTAATTAAAATGCTTCGAGACAATGACATTGTTAAAAGGGATGAAAAAATTCTTGTACCTGGAAAAGATGAAGTAAAACATGTCACATATTCCGTTAAATACACTTTAAAATCAGATACGTTCGAAGACAAAATAGAGAAAATATATCACAAATATTTTCCGGATGAAGAATTGAAAGAAAATACTATTAAACAACACTTGTTTAATGCAATTCTGAACGAGGAAATGAATATGTATTCTTGTCCAAACATTATTGGGGTTGTCGCTGGTAAAGGTAAAGGTGTTGGTTCTGATATGTGTGATAGATGGGCAAAATATGTAAACGATAATAAAGACAAACCGCGTTCATTATTTGCGGACGAGGATAAAATGAAAGAAGACATTCTATCAAATGAAGAAGATAGGAAAAACTATCTAACTAGAGGTGGAATAAAATAAAATTACACAAAAGAATAACAAGATTATGGGAAGAAAAGTTATTTTTACAGAAGAGCAGTTGAAACACATTGCCGAAGCCTGCGGAGGAAACGGTGATGAGATTGTTGAAGCAACTACATGTGGTAGTGTTGGCGCATCTACAACACGTGGCGATATGGGTTATGACACGCCAGGTTTTGACACCAAAGACAAAGGGTTCTGGGGTGATGCATTGAACCATCAAAAGGCTGGTTTTGAACACGTTGGCGATAAAAAATAATGTACAATAACAATCAATACAATGATGTTTACCGTCGTCAATTACAAGCAAGTAAAGAAAAAATTGACGAGATACTTAAAAAGAAAAGTGAAGAGGGTAAACTGGATGATATGGAACGTTTGAAGTTAGAACAACAACGTTTCCTTGCTCCGTTGTTTGATATGACGTTCGGTTTTAACGAACGTTTTAGAAATCCATGGTGAAAAACATTATTTAAGTGGCGAATAGCCGCTTTTTTTGTATTTTTAAGAAATAGCAAGTATTTATATATAAAATAATAATATGCATAAATATCTCGAAAAAAGTATGATTACAAAAGAATTTATGGTAGGTGATTTAAAGAGACTTATTGCGGAAAGTTCAAAGAACGAGTTTAAACCTGTTTTAGGCCCGAATGTTGAAAGTGACGATAAGTCTAACAACGAAAAGGCTTACAAAGATGCTGAAAAACGAGCAAAAGATTATGATGGCGGATTAGGTAAAGAAAAAAATAGAGAATTACCTAAAAAAGAAGATTTCAACCGCACAACATTGGATTATAACCCGCGCACAGAGCCAGATAAAAACTGGAAAGAAAAAGTTGAAGCACAAGCAAAGGGTTACACATCAAAAATTGAACAAAATAATGATATTGAGAAAGCGGCTCAATTTGATGATGAAGGTAAAATATTAAATCAATTTAAAGACGCTAATAAAGAGATAGAGAAAGAAAAGAATGCTTTAGCGACATCTGGTTTGGTATCAAGTGAGATGGATAAGAAAGGTGAAACTCACGAGAAACCGACTATGATGGAATCAACTCTTAAACCTAAAAAACTTTTATTTAAACATAGACGTTTTTTGAATGAATCTCAAATGTTACAACTCATTCCAGAGGAAATGAAGAAAAATGGACAAGTAATTCATATGGAAGATGCACATAACAATGAGTATGTGGTGGAATGTGTTGAGAGTAAGTTAACAGGTACAATTGAAACACATGTTACATCTTACAAGAATAAAGAGAAAATGAATGAACAAATGAATCGTATTCAACAATTATTTGATTATAACAGCAAAAATATAAATGGACGCAATCTAAAGCCTTCAAAATTGAATGAGGATGAGGAGTTTATAAATTTGATGAATATGACAAGAAAATAAAATATAAAAACAAAAATAGGTTAAGGGTAAAGTATATGAAATTATTGTCAATTATATTGTCATTTTTTATTAAATTAGGGGAATTATTAAGTAGTGTTTATGGGTGGTTGCTTATGATTTGTATGATTGCGTTAAATTTTTTAGTCGACTACAAGATGGCATTTATTGCCGTCATCACTTGTATCTTAATTGATATGGTAGTTGGAATATGGAGTGCTTTGAAACAAAAAAAGTACGCTAAATCTGAGTTGATGCGAGATACATTTAGTAAACTGTTTATATACTGTGGTGCATTAGTTATGGTTATCTTTATGGAAAAGTTAATCGGTATTGATATCCTTGTTACTACAAATATATGTGCGGCAGTTATTTGTGCCACTGAATTGTGGAGTATTGCAGGCAATGCTTTAATTATTAATCCAAATCTACATTTTTTCAAATTGATTAAATTCGCACTTGTTGGTGAAATAGCAAGGAAACTTCACATGGAAGAAACTGATGTGAAAGAAACACTTGAAAAAGGTGAGTCGCTAATTGAAGAGTCAAAAAAGAAATTAGATAAGAAAAGTAAGGAAAAAAATAAAAAAGAAAAATAAATAATAAAAAAACCACCAGAACAAGGTGGTTTTTTATTGCTTTTTACAAAAATATATGTATATTTAAATAAAACAAGATAAAATATGATAGTAAAAAAAATAATGGTATTTGTTTTAATGTTTGCGATTTTAGTCGTGATACATTATGTGCTTGATATTGTGAAAGCATTTAGATTAGGTAATATAAAAGAAAGAACTTGGAAGGATAGTGTAATACTAGGAGTTTCACTTTCTTATATCTTAACAATAATTTTTACTGGATTTAGTTTATAAAAAGATATGGATGTAAATGAGAGAATAAAAAACGTTGGCAAATATTTTGCAATGTTCAACGTACATGATGGCGTTGTGTGTTTGGGTATTCATCTTCCTGATAAGTGGACGTTGTTTGACACACAAACAATTTGTGATGAATTCGCTATTCAAATAAAATCAAAAGATAGTGTTACATTCTTTTTATGTGACATAAATGATGGTTTTGAACCTGTGTTTGATGCTGTTGATTTCATTATAGAACAAAACAAATCTTTAGAAGAAAAAACAAATCTTCTAAAACAAAAAGTTGAGGAATTACGCACTTTGTTTGAACAAGAGAGTTTGGAGAAATTAAAAACACTAGAATTTGTGTTTAATAAATATGAAGAAACTGCTGAAGATGAAATGTTAGTATCTGGTGACGAAGTTGCGTTGCCTGTCGATATTAAACAACAATTGCGTAAAAATAGTAAAAAAAATGAAACACAAAAAGAAAGTGAGAATAATAATAATAATGCAGTAACAGTAGATGAGTCAAGCAAGGATGTTATTGTTGAGCCTGTAAAAACACAAAAAAGGGGTAAAAGGAAAAACAATCCGAGTGATTCTTCATTGATGAACTATGTAAAAGACGCGTTAGACAATGAGTAATTGGTTTATATTAGTATGCTATATACTCGCGTTATATGGTTTTAGTGACATTGTAACGCAAAGTATAGGGCCTGGGTATATATTTCTTAGGATTAGACAGTGGGCTGAGCGCATAGGCCCAAACATTGGTATGTTATTTAGGTGTATGTGGTGTTTTCCAACTAATGCTGGTATATTATTTTCATTCCTTAATTGGTTTTTCTTACCAATATACATATCACCATTTAACATGATTTTTGCTGAGTATCACGGATTGTGGTATATGTCGTTGGTTGCCGCATTGTTAGATGGTTGTTTTACAGGTGCTGTGTGCGCGTTAATATTTAATGTTTACGATTATGTAGATAAAAGTACACCTATATTTGAGGACGACAACAATGAGTAGAATTAAAAAGCAAACTAAAAATGGGCAATTTATCGAACAACAGTTAGATGAATTGAAGAATCAACAATTGAAGTCAATTGAAATTGTCGAGACAGCCAAAGATAATTTTGCTAATGAAGTCGAGACAACAATTGAAAGTAATAAAGAAAATGTTTTTAACTCTGATTACTTCGCTGAAGCATTCAGAAAGATTGATGCTGATCGAATTTCAACACAGATAGAATTTGATAAAATTGACGAGGAAATTGAGGCAGAAGAGTTAGCAAAACAATTGGAAGATGAAAACAAAAAAAAGATTTTAATTGAAGAGAAAATGAAACAAGTAAAAAATACCACGAACAACGCTGACGTTGTTAATGTTTCTGATAAAAAAGAACAAACTAAAACATCATTTTTAGATAAATTATTGAAAGTTTTATGATAAATGTACCAAAATATGATGATTTATTAAAAATAGAGGAATTTCTACGTGAAAATGAACTTGATAGCGGAAATTTGACTGTTGTATTGTATATACAAACACAGGAAAGATTAAACAGAATTAACAAAGACTATTACTACAAAGCAAATCCGCAAGGTGAAAATCCGTTAGATCAGGATATTGATAAAGTAAATATTCAGATAGGTAATGTAACTTTCACATATAGATTGCCAGAACAAAATGAGAATAATAAAAAATAAACAACTTATTGAAGATATATACAACTACGACGTTGTACTTTTCGGAATGGGTATAAATAATGCTATGAATAAAGGTTTTTCATATGACATAGCATTAAATTTTCCAGATGTTAGGGCTAATGAAAATTCAACTGGTTACGGTGATTTGAGAAAATATGGAAAAGTACATGATACAAAAACTGATGATGGTATTATTTTTTGTGCTTGTTATTGTTATAACCAAGGTTTAAAAAGAAAAACTAACAAGGTTTATATTGACTATGATTTACTTGAGGAGTGTTTAATTGATGTATATAAGAAATACAAAACTAAACGTATAGCGTGCCCAATTATTGGACAGGATAAATATGATGGTGAAGGTGACAAAAATAGAATTCTTGAAATATTTCATCGCGTTTTTCCGGATGAATGTGACATTACTTTATATGATTTCATTCAACAAGATTTTAAGACTGAGAGATATAAAGACGCTGTGTTAGCAAGAAAAAGATATACAGATGGTGAAATAACTAAAGATGAGTTTAAACATTTAAAAAAAATTAACGAGTGGAAACGACTCAATGGTATATTTAAAGAAATGCCAGATGAGTTCGAATATAAACCGAAGAAAAAAACACAGAATAAAATTATTGTTAGAAAAAAAATGAGATAATTTTTCAATTTATTTGATTATTTGAAAAAATTGTTGTATCTTTGTAGCGCGTTTGAAAAATAAGGTAGATAAAAATTTAAAAAATAATGGCTGTTTTAACTATAAAACTAACTGATGATATTTTAAAGTTAGTTTCCAACATTCGTTTTCAAGAGGTTCCAGAACCACCAAAAGAAAATGATACAAGAGAACAAATTATATACGCGATAGACTATGGTAGTGTCTATGGCGGTTCTTATGTATTCGAGGATATAGCATATATTCTCGGAAGATATGATGAACACATACCAGGTACGGAAGAGGATCCACTTGGTGTTCAATTTCCTAAAAAGTTAGAGGATTACATGTGGGATATTCACACATACATCATGGATAATATTGATGCTATTGAGGAATTAGTACATCAATTTTGCATCAAGGGTGGTTTAAAACCAGGTATATATCAATGTAAAAGCCATTGTAGGCTTTGGGAATATAAAGGCGAAGAATAAAAATTACAATATTTAGGTATATTCAAAAAAATTAGGTAATCATTTAAAATTTATATACATGAACACACTTATTACTGGCAACACAAAATTTTATTCACAAACACAAAACAGAGAATTTATTGAAGTATTGAGACGAAATCCGCCATTTACACCTGAAGAAGAAATTGAAGCCTTCAAACGATTGTATGCTGGTGACGAAAAAGCGCTTAATGAAATAGTAGCACGCAATCAACGATGGGTATATTCACTTGCAAAGGAATTTGCTAGAGACGAAATTGAGGTAATGGATTACGTACAGGAAGGTAACATTGGATTACTGAAAGCTATTGAAAAATATGATTTAAGTAAAGGTTTAAAATTTATTACTTATGCTGTATGGTATATGCGTCGCGAAATGAACGCACATATGAATACTGGACGGGATTTGATTGTCAAGAGCAATAATGCTAAGTATGGGAAAAAACTTGAAAAAATCAAAAATGAGTTTTTTGTTCAGCATGGTTACAAACCGGAATTTAGTGATATTAAGGAAATTTTCGAGGAAAAATACGGTATCACAGTCAACGACGAACGTGATTTGTATGATTTAGATATTAATTCAATTAATGAAAATGTGAACGATGACACCACATTCGAGGAGTGTGATGATTTTATTAAAGCAACATTAACAGAAAATGAATCTATTGACGGTGAAAATAATGAGTATTACAAAGAATTGGTAACACCTATTCTAGATTTACTACCTGAAAAACACCGCGAGTTAATTAAAAAACTATATCACATTGGATATAATGAAGAATATTCTTTTGATGAATTGTGTAAAGAATACAATATTCATAGTGAAGAAGAGTTGAGACAAACAGAAAAAAATATTCTTGATGTTATGCGAAATACAATGCTTAAACATTATAGAAAAGCAGTATAAAAAAACCACCAACAACTGGTGGTTTTTTTTGTTATGCCATTGAGTTGATGTAGTCGTCTTTCATATTGTAAAGTCTTGTTATTTCATCATCATCGAAAGCATATTGTTTACCTTCAGCATCTTCACCCTGGAATTTTTTAGTAAACAAACTACGTGCATTACCTTGTTCAACTTCATCACCATTTTCTGCACCATACAATCTATATGCTAAAGCAGCATGGTTAGACTGATCGCTATTTAACCATTTCATGACGCTTTCGCGTTTTGCACGTTTATCAGTTTGTCCATCATTATTAGCATCATTACTACCATTGTATTCGAATAATGATTCTTTCAATATACCATATATGGTTTCTTCTATAAATTGTTTTTGTTTTTCTGTTAACATACTCTTCACTATTTTTACTAATAAATACTTCTTTAACATAAAAAATGTATATTTAAAGTAAGTTTAACAATAAAATTTTAATAAAAATGGCAATTTTTGTATACAACAGAGGAAAAGAAATGTTCGATGGTGAAAATAATTATAAAATTTTTAGACCATATCTTTTAGGAAACCCATACACTCATTTACGTGATAGGGAAACGAAGGCTATTTATTTAGTTGGTAATCGTGATGAGGCTGTTCAAAAATATAGTCACTATTTTGATGTTATGTACCAAACTAACCTTGATTTCCGAGATGTAGTTGATGAAATGTATGAAAAATATAAAAATGGTGAAGACATATATCTTGAATGTTATTGTAAGAAGTATTTATGTAGAGATATGGCGCCACACAATGACGAAGTTTCGTGTCATGGTGACATTATAAAATCAAAACTTGAACAACGTTTATTAAAAGAGAAAATAAATAATTTGAAAAATAAAAACTGAAATACAATATGGAAACGATAAAGCAACGAAAATTCTGGGTTGAACACTACAACGACGAAAAATATGTTGCAATACGTTCTAAAATAAAAGATGCTTTCAAAGATTTAATTTTTGATGAATTACCGCACAAATATTATCTACATGGAAAAGAGATAACATGTGTGTCAAACGTTACCCACTTATTTGTACCACATTTTGATGAAGATAGTATGGCGCAAGCAACGTTTGAACGTAATTTTAATAACCAAAAATCACAGTATTATCAAATGACCCCTTTAATGATTAAGGAATCGTGGAAAAAAATATCTAGTGATGCGTGTGCTTTAGGAACCGACAGACACTTGTTTGCTGAAAGTTTGTTTTATTTTACAACAGGACAGTTGGATTTGATACCAAATGAATTCAAAGAACGTATTAAAACAGATGAGAATGGTGAAACAATATTTTGTGCAGAAATGCCAAAAGAGATTGCCGCCATGAATTTTTACAAAGATTTACCTGATTGTTATATACCCATACTAGCAGAAACAAAGGTTTACGACGAAGATTTGAACTACAGTGGTACATTTGATTTACTAATGTATTATGATGCAACACTAAACGGAAAAAGTGATAATAACAGTGGTTTATTAGTTCTGGACTGGAAAACAAATAAAGATTTGTATAAAAACTTCAATGGTGAGAAAATGTTATACCCATTCGAGGATTTGCTCAATATGAGTTTGAATGTGTATAAATTACAATTGTCACTATATATGAACTGCATAGAAAAAATTGGCTTCAAAGTTATTGATCGAAAACTAATGTGGCTGAAAAATGATGGAAGATATGAAAAAATTGAATTAGAGGAGTACGTTGATAGACTTGTAAAATATTTAACAGAGCATCCGATTAGAATAAATAACTAAAAACAAAAACAAGAAATATATGAAAAAATTAAAAACAGTAGAAGAATTAAGTAATATCATAGAAAATAGCGAAAATTTAGTGATATTTAAATTTGGAGGTGAATGGTGTGGGCCATGTAAAATGTTGGAACACACTATTAGTGAAATTGAAGGGACACTCGAAAATGTGCAGTTTTATGAAATTGATGTTGATGAGGCTGACGAAGAACTCATTGAAAAATACCAAATTCAAAGCATACCAGTTTTATTGTTCTTTAATGAAGGATTACAAGTTGATAGAATAACAGGAGCACGTGGAAAGTCTGAATTGTTGGAACTTATCGAAAAGAATAAGTAAAGAAATAGGGCATTAGTCCTATTTTTTTTGTATATTTGATACACATGTTTGAGGAGATATACAAAATATTAGTTGAGTTTCTTGGTGAGAGTAAACAAGGTGGATACGATAGGGATACCTACCAATACCAGTTTGGATGTATTTTTTAAATTAATATGGAAAATGAGTTGGTTAAACAAAATATTAATTATATAGCACAATACAAAGAAATATTCAAAAAGAATAGAGCCGGAAGACAAAGTTTAGATTTCTATTTACCAGACTATAAAACAGGAATAGAATGTCAAGGACTACAACATTTCCTTAAAAAATGGTATTCGGAAAAAGGTGATAAAGAACTAACAGATATAGAAGAAAGGGATACTAGAAAACGTAAAATTTGTAAAGAAAATAATATAGATTTAGTATATTTATATAGCAAAAAAGATGAAAAATTTGTTCCAAAAGATGGATATAAATATTTTGATAATCCAGAAATTTTAATAAACCATATTAAAAATGTTAGCACCAGAATTAATTGAGATACGTGATATATTAATTGAATTTTTAGGAGAACCTAAACAAGGTAAAAACGACGAAGATGTTCAACTACAATTTGGTTGTCCTCGCTGTATTGACGAATATGGTGAAGATGAGGCATTGAAATACCACCTTGATATAAACATTAAGGATGGCATCTTTAAATGTTGGAAATGCGTTTCCCAGGATGAGGATATGCAGGGTAAACTCGGCAAACTCATTAAAATGTACGGCTCTGCTGATCTTTACAAAAGGTATAAAGAGGTAATTAAATCTATAAAAGAGTCACATTTGTATGAACTATCAGATTTTAGTGGACTAACAATTTCGTTTGAAGCAAATACGTACGTTCGCCTACCAAAAACATTTAGACGTATTAACATCAACAAGTGTCATGATAAACGATTACTTGAATATCTTGATAAACGAAAAATTAATCAAGAATTTATAGATAAATTCTCTCTTGGATATACAACATGGGATGAAGAAGATTATTCCATGCGTAACCGTATTATTATCCCGTCATATGATGAGTTTGGTGACTTGAATTACTATTTGGGGCGTGATTACACTGGAAAAAGTAAATTACGTTATAAGAACTGTGATGCAGATAAAAAAGAAATCGTATTTCAAGAATCACTAATCAACTGGGACTCAACAATCTATTTGTGTGAGGGTTCTTTTGATGCAATGCGTTTCCCATCAAATGGTATTGCTATGCTTGGTAAGAGCCTAGGCCCTGAATATAATCTATACAAAAAGATTATGGAACGTGCAAATGCAGATGTGGTAATTGCTCTTGATGGTGATACAGCAGAAATAGAGACAAAGAAACTATACAAATTACTAAATGTTGGAAGATTGTTCGGTAAAATAAAATATATCGACTTGTGGAATGGAATATCGCCATATAAGGATATTAGTGAGATTTACGAACATGAAGGTAAAAAGGGTATATTAAATGTACTTAAACAAGTAAAACAATATAACGAAATAGATTTAATATATTGATGATATGACGTTAAAATATGAAATAGAACTTGAAGTAAACTATGAGGTATATAGTGAGAATCCGAAAGATGCCATGGAAGATTGGAAACGCGCTGTTGAGTATGCACTGACACATGATTTAAACCAATGGGATATGACAACATACAAATTAAAATGCGTTGAAGAACACATAATATGATGGAATTAAATAAAATATACAACGTAGATGTATTGGTTGGATTGAAACAACTGCCTGATGAGTCGGTTGATTTAATTATTACATCACCTCCATATAACAAGAACGGTATAAACGGTAGTATTAAACAAACAAAAAACTGTAAATGGATTAAAAGTATTGACTATGGTGGTGATAGTAACATTGACAATCTACCAGAACCATTGTATCAAGATTGGCAAATTCAAGTATTAAATGATTGTTATCGTGTGTTAAAACCAAAAGGTTCCATGTTCTACAATCACAAGAACAGAATTGAAAGTGGTAAGGGTAGAATAATATCGCCATATCAATGGTTATTACACACAGATTTCAATATCCGTCAAGAAATTATTTGGGATAGAGGGAGCACAAACAATGTTGATAAATCTAGATACTTACCGACAACGGAATTAATTTTTTGGCTAACCAAATCTACACGCCCAAATTTTAGTAGGGAGTTAGATACTAAATTCAAAAAAGAGGTGTGGAGTTTTCCATTTGAGAAAAGCACGAAGCACCCGGCGCCATTCCCAATAGATTTGCCTGATAACATAATATCATGTATTCCAGATAAGGAAAACATTGTTGTTTTAGACCCGTTCATGGGTTCTGGAACGACAGCGTTAAGTGTAATCAAAAATGGATGCAAAGGATATATCGGATTTGAGAAATTCCAAGAATATATTGATTTAGCAAATGAAAGAATAAAAAATTTATCGTATATTTAAAAAGAAAAATAAAGCAGAGGAAAAAGATATTAACTAACAATGTTAGAAACAAACAAAATTTACAACTGTAACTGTATTGATGGATTAAAACTTTTAGATGATAACTCAGTGGATTTAACGGTATGTAGTCCGCCTTATGATAACTTACGTGAATATCACGGTGTAATCAATGAAGACACATGGAATTTTGATGTATTTAAACCAATAGCAAAAGAACTCTACAGAGTAACGAGAAAAGGTGGCGTTGTAGTATGGGTTGTTGGGGATGCTGTAGTTGATGGTGGAGAAACTGGTAGTTCATTCAGACAGGCTTTGTATTTTCAGGAATGTGGTTTTAAACTACATGATACAATGATTTACGAAAAGAACAGTTCTACATTCCCAGCACGCGCGGACTCAAAACGTTATAGCCAGATTTTTGAGTATATGTTCGTATTCGTTAAAGGAAAAATCCGTAATGATATTAAACTTATTGCTGATAAGAAAAACAAGTGGTTCGGATGGACTAACTGGGGACAACACTCGCAATATGACACAGAGGGTAATTTGGTAAAAGCAAAAAATATACGCCCTATTCCTGAATTTAGTCTTAGAACAAACATTTGGAAATATAGTGTATCATTCAATGATAAGACAGGACACCCAGCAGTATTTCCTGAAAAATTAGCCGAAGATAACATTCTATCATGGAGTTGTGAAGGTGATTTAGTGTTAGACCCATTCATGGGTTCTGGAACAACTGCAAAAATGGCGATGCTTAACAACCGTAACTACATTGGCTTTGAGTTGAACAAAGATTATTACGAAAAATCACTTGAACGTGTAGCAAAATATGAAGGCAAAATTAATGACAAATTAACAGGTGTTACCATCATGGATGAGGTTGGCGAAGGCGAGATGGATTTACAATGTGATATTGATAACGATAAAGAAATTGAAGGTAAAACCGTGTTATTCAATCAATTGCTTGATGAAATGAACAACTACTTCAATGAACAATCATTAAGTATTTTGAAGAATCTCAAACTTACATTCGTAAACAAAGCAAATGATGAACGCGTTAAGAAAGTGATGTCTGGTGATACTGGAATTGAACCGAAATTAACCATTCCATCAAAACCAAATGAAAATAATGGTGGTATCAAGATTAAAGTAAAAATTTAATATGGCTCGAAAATCAAATTTTAAATATGACGATGAAGTATACGGTAAATTCGGTGAAGATGACTTCAAGAATTTTTGCGTAGAAACTCTGAATTTTACATTTTTAGATGTATCTAAAGATGAAAGATTCCAGATTGCAGATATTGATTTTCTGATTTCTCCATCACTGGATTTACCTTGTTACGGATTGGATATTATCAATGTTAAAGAACTTATTTTTGACAGGTATCCAAAAAATAGAATGCCATTGACTTATAAATTTGAAGTGAAAACTGATACTCGTTCGTTTGAAACAAGAAATATTGTAGTTGAAATAATTTCACATGATTTTTCTGGGTGTATGGCTAACAGTAAAGCGGATTTTGTATATTATGTTTTTGTTGATGATTCAGGTGATGAAATCGTGAAAAAAGAGGCATGGTATATCAATCTATATAAACTTAGAGAGTATCTACGAATTAACTTCTTTGGACATAGTAGATATGAAGATTTTGATGATATGAGTAAAGAGTTTGGAATAATTACCAATAATTACGATACTTATGGTGATAAAGTCGCCAATTTCTTAGTCAACATTGAGAAATTACAAGAAAACGGTATAGCAAAAAGAGTTTTTTAATATGATAACAAAAATAATACAAATAGGTGATATACACATTAGGAATTTACGTAGGAGTGACGAATATAAAGCACAGTTTGATGAATTTCTAAATATGTGTAGTAAAATAGTAAACGAAAACGGTGTAGAAAACACACGCATCGTTGTATGTGGTGACGTATTACACAATAAAACAGATATTTCACCAGAAGGATATACACTTGCATCATGGTTTTTACGTAAATTGGATGATATATGTACAACATTAGTGTTTGCTGGTAATCATGACGTTAATATTAGCAATACAAATAATCGTTTAGACCCATTATCAGTAATATTCTCTCTACATAGTTTCAATAGGGTATATTATCTCGATAAAGAATTGGGATATACATCTGGTAGTATTGCTGACGAGAATGTTGTCTGGTGTTTATATTCAATATTTGATAAGTTTATGAAACCAACAGGCTTAACTGAAATGCGTAACAATAAAGAATACAAAGATGCAACGTTTGTTGGTTTATATCACGGAGAGGTTAAATCAGCGAAAACAGATGTTGGGTATGTATTTGAAAACGGTTTAGACCCAGAATACTTTAATGACGTTGATTTTGCATTACTTGGGCATGTACATAAAAGACAATCTATTAATATTAATGGCGTACAACTTGTATATTCTGGTAGTTTAATTCAACAGGATCACGGTGAAAATATATCTGGACACGGTTTTATTGTTTGGGATGTTGAAAATCGTACATATAAATGCTATGATTTACCAAATTCTGAGTACGGTTTTTATACAGTAGCAATAAATCAAGAAACGGATATAGATGAAAATAAAGAAGAGTTTATAAATTTATAAAAAAAGCAACCTACGTGGTTGCTTTTTCTTTTTTTAGGTTAAGGTTTATTTGATGAACTGCGTTCATCAATGGTGCATCACCATCTGCTTGTACAATAAGTGCTGGTATATCTTTGTTTAAACAATGTGAATCATAATATGGTTGTTCTGGGTCGATAAACGTGTGACTGTCGCCCATTCGTGGGTCGAGAACGAATATTTCTCTTAATTCCGGGTATGAAATACCGAATTTTTCAGCCAATTTAGCAAATTCTGCACAAAACGTGACTTTCAGCCCTAAAAAACAATTCTCCATGTATTTCGCTAACTCAGCAGTTTTAAAATCAGTGAATGTTATGCGGAAATCTTTCGTTTTTACACTGTAATATAGTTGTGCTACCTGTTCTGTGTACTTTCTTTCACCAGCAAGAACCAAGAAATTTGGACTTGGATCAGCGTGACGCGTTGTACCGTAATATTCAGGAGAAAATACAATAGGGTTGTAAGCACAGATGTTTCTCAAATACTCTGTACAACCAACAGGAATGGTTGATTTAATAACAAACACCTTTGTTTGACATGCAAATTTATCAATGCTCTCTTTTACAATTGAAAAATCACAAGAACCATCACCTCTCATATCTGTTGGAACACAAATAAACGTGAAGTCATACGTTTTTGGTATTTTAACTTTTGAATATTTGTTTATATACTTGTCATAAATATCAATATCACCAGCACTTTCTAATTCTTTGTGCATGTGTTTGCCGATATTTCCATATCCAACAATTAAAATTTGTTTTTTACTCATATTTACGTTGCTTTTTGTCTAATTTTATTTAAATTCCAGCCAGTTAAATCTGCTATTTGGTTAATTATCATTTTTCCACGTTGACTATATGATGTTAGTTGTCCCATGAAGTATATATGATGAATTTTATTTTTTTGTGTATCACTATTCAGTTTATTATATAAGCGAATGGCGTCTGATCCATTTTTACAAATAACAAATCTGATTTTGTTATTATCATACGTGAGTATTACTTTGTTTTTATAAACATAACATTGAATAACAATTGAACTATCTTCAATAAATTCATTTGTAATCATGTTATCGTAAATCCATTTGAAAGTTTTTCTATCGCTTTGTGGGTTGTATCCATATACCCAAAATTTTTCCTCTTTTAGGCACGGAAATTTATCATAAATGTTCCATACTTCTGAGTTTGTAGTATGTTCAACCAATCTACCATATTCATCACGTAATTTTGTTGGTAATTTATCTCCATCGTTACGAATACGTTTTAAAATTAGGTATTCTGAAACATATTCTGTTGTATTATATCTATCACTACTTAGCCTTGATGTATTAACATATTTTACTGGTAATAAAACGTTATTATTTTCTTTTTCGAGTATTTTTTTTGCCGTTTCCACTTCCGTTAAGTCGTGAAAAATACCAATAAATTCATCTTGTTTATTGAATGTGCATTTAATGATTTTAAAATCCCACGTTTCTTGCCATTCACGTCCTCTTTTTCTAGGAGTGTGTTTTTTTCCAGTTTTTTTATGTCTACCTACCTTCTTTTTGTAATAATAGTAGTATTTTGTACCGTCTTTACGTGTTTTTATCATCTTTTTTATAGAAATATAGCAAAAAATTTGGTTATGTCAAGTTTTTTTACTATCTTTGCAGTCAAATTTAAAAGAAATGCGAAAATTATGAAAAAAATTCTGGTTTTTATATTGTTTGCGCTCATAGCAACACAAGTTTTTACACAAAACAACGACACGTATGTTGGAAGTTCTTATTACCGCCCTATCATAGGAGGATTGTATAAAAAAGGTAATGTAATTGGTGCAGTATTTTACGTTGATGATGCACGCAACATCATGAAAATATTATGCATTGATGGTGACGATGTTATGGGTGATGATGAATTTACATATACCAATTTAATGAAAAATCTTCAAAAACACGGGTGGAAATTGCTTAATAGAATGATATGTGAAGAATTTGTTGCAAATATGCCAACAATTGAAAAAAATGAAACTTTATATAACAATCGATATTATGACTTTTTACACTATTCAAACATAGCCATGGAAAGTGATCCAAATGGGAAACATGTAAATATATTTAACCCATATCTAAAAAACAATAGGTACGAGAAAACGTGGCGATACATAAATATTGTTTATGAAGATAAAACGAAAATTGTTAAAGAAATCGAAGGTTTTGTTCCAACTGGATGGCGAGAAGTAAAATTAGAACCCGAATATGTCACTCATCTTTCACGGTGAGTGATTTTTTTTTGTATATTTATATTGAATTTTAAATTAGATAATATGTATTTTTGTTTAGTAATTGCGTTTTTAATGACTTTTTTATGGATTGATAGTCTCGTAGTATCATCCATCAATGCGCGTGTTAATCCTTATCAAAAAACTGATGATGATAAAAAAAGGGATGAGAGGGACGCTAAAAACCGCACAACTTATATTATAATTGCGTCATTGTTTTGGGCTGCGGTTATAATTTTCATTTGATAATTCAAATTTGAACGTACATGGAAAATAACAGACATTTTACTGCAATTGTGGTTGGGGAAAATCCCGACGAAATTATGAAAAAGTACGACTCTGCAAAAAAAGTCGAGCCTTATGTTGTATATCGATTATCAGATGTATCAAAATATAAAGAAAACACGTTAAAGGCATATAAACATATTGCTAATTCTGATGCTATGCCAGAAACGATCAGAGAAGAATATAAGGAAAAAGTGTTAGAAGTGGAAAAAATGGATGATATAGACTTTTATTCCCGACTAACCGAAGATTTTGATTTAGATAGTGAAACTGGCGATGCTATATGCGATGTTAATCCGGACGGGCATTACAACACATGCCGTTTGGGTAAAAATTTAGCAATGCCATTAATTGATAAAAAAGATCAGGAAGTATTTCAAGCAAGAAAATGTGATATTGCTTGGGATAAAATTCATTTAGCAAATCAAGAAATATATAAAGCCGCTTGGGAAATGGTAATGGGTAATAGAAAGCCTGAGACTGAAGAAGAAAAAATTATTTATGAAAATATGAAAAATCGCACTGAATATTTCGAGTATTATGGCGATATTGACACATATGTTGCAAGTAACACAGCATTTTGGGGTTATGCTTTTGTTACAGAAGATAAATGGTTAGAATTAACTGATGGTGTTTCACAAATAAAATGGGTGACAGAATTTTACGATAATTTTATCAAAAATTTACCAGAAAATACTTTAATTTCAGTGTATGAATGTATTAGAGTGTAATAATTCAAAATTATAGTGTATATTTAGAGAAACGAAAAATAATTTTTTTAATAACAATAAAATTTAATAACGATGACTGAAGTAATTATTCAAGGATTTTTAGGACGTGATGCGGCTGTTCGCGAAACAGAGAAAGGTGGCAAGTTCCTTTCATTTACAGTATGCAGCAACGATTTTGTGGCTGGAAAACAAAAAGAACAATGGTTCGATTGTATTTGGTTCGATCACAATGATAAAATGGTCGAATACCTAAAGAAAGGTAGTTGTGTGAACGTAGTTGGCACATTGGACGCTGATATTGAAAGGGGTGATGACGGTAAATCATACATTCGCCGTAGAGTTACTGTACATTTTGTAACATTTGCATCATCAAGCAAGACAAAAGAGGAAGCGCAACAAGAAAACACCGCTGAGCCTGTAAAAGAGACTGTACCAAAACAAACAGTAAAAACAACTAAAACACCCCCAGCAGATGATGAAATTACAGTAGGGGTAAACAAAACTAAGAAGTTCAGTGTTGAAGAACAAAACGATAATAGTGACCTACCATTTTAATTGTGATTATGTATACAGATTTTGATAGATTTGCAATGAGTAGAGGTGTTAGTAGCCTTACTCTTCATGACTATAAGAGCCAAATAAATAATGCTCTTATTAGCCCGAATATTGTTGAAGAAAGAACTGGTAACCCGCTTCAAATAGATGTATTCTCCAAATTATTTACTAGTAGAATACTATTTTTGGGTACTGAAATCGACGCAGATGTTGCAAATATTATAAATTCGCAGTTGCTTTATTTGCAAATGGACAACAAAAATGCGCCAATTAATTTATACCTAAACACCCCTGGCGGTAGTGTTTATGCAGGGCTTAGTATTTATGATACAATGAATTATGTTGAATGCCCAGTATATACTACATGCCTTGGTTTAGCGGCAAGTATGGGTAGTATTTTGTTAACTGCTGGTGAAAAAGGTAATCGTGCGGCTTTACCACACAGTCGTGTGTTGATACATCAACCTCTTGGCGGTGTGTCAGGACAAGCGTCTGACATTGAGATTGTTAACAATGAAATTCAAACGTTAAAGAAAGAGTTGTTTACCATTCTATCTGAACATAGCGGAAACGATTATGAAAAGTTAGTAGCGATGGGTGATAGAGACAAGTGGCTAACCGCACAGGAATCAGTTGAACTAGGTTTCATTGATAAAGTTATCACTAGGGAATAATTCCACGTGATAATACAAGAAAAAAGTTAAAAGTCGAGTATTTTTTTTACTCGACTTTTTTATTGTTTTTTATAAAAATAATCCTATATTATAATTATAAAAACTACCTGATTCGGTATTTATTAAACAGAGAAATATATAAAGAAATATGACTAATAAAGTAAAACAATACTACGACGTTAAATTCCCATTTACAATTGATAATTATGATGGGCATTTTATTGATTTAAATAATACACTGGAAGGTAAAGTCGCAAGTGAAATTGCTCATGTTATTTTAACTAGAAAAGGTACGAGAATTCGCAAACCAGAGTTTGGTACTAATCTCATAACTTACATCTTTGAACCAAATGATGAACTCACTTGGGATGGCGTTTTTAACGAAATAAAAAGTGCAGTGCAACAGTATGTACCGAATGCGGTAATTAACGATGTTGCTGTCATCAAAAAAGAAAACGAGCAATCAGCAGATGACGAAACCAGTATTTATATTGATGTAAAATACGGCGTTGTAAAGGGTAAAACAATTGAAAATAATAGAATGGGTATTAAACTATAATTAGATTTATGTCAGAAAAGAAAATATCATATTTAAACAGAACATTTGAGGATTATCAAGCATCATTATTGAACTATGTAAAAACTTATTATCCAAACATTGCGGATAAATTTGATGATGCTGCAATTGGTAGTTGGTTAATCGACATGGTAGCATCAGTTGCTGATAATCTTAGTTTCCACATTGACAGGGTATATGCTGAAACTAATATTGACACGGCGAACGAACGTTCATCAATAATGAATATTGCTCGAACAAACGGATTAAAAGTACCTGGTCCAAAAGCATCTGTCGCTGAAGAAAAATTTACATGTAGTTTACCTATTATTAGTGATGTTAACAATGAAACATCAACAACTGGTATGCCTAACTGGGCATACGCCCCGATTATTCGTAAAGGCACACAGTTAAGTTGTGGCTCACAATTTTTTGAGGTAATGGAAGATATAGATTTCAATGAACAATTTGATTCTAATGGTGTTTCGAACAGAACTATTATACCAATAAAGAATAGTAACAATGTAATAACTCATTATAGAGTTGAAAAAACTGGCGTTGTATACGCTGGCACGACAAAAATATACAAACAAATTCTAACATCTTCTGATATAAAACCATTTATGGAGATTATTTTACCAGATACTGATGTTATGAGTATTGAAAGTGTTATTTTTAAAGACGGTACAGATTATAATGGTACACCAAGTATGAGTGAATTCATGAATCAAAACGAATATGTACCAGCTAGTGATTCGCCAAGTAATGTTGACACATACAGATATTTTGAAGTTAATGCTTTAGCGGAACAGTATAGGTGGGGTGATGATATTAGTACAACAAAGGTTGGTAATCAAAATGTAGCACAACCAACCGTTTATACATATGGGTATTATGACAATGCTGATGATACAATTATACCAACAGCAGCAATAACTAAAGGACAGTGGATACCATTGACACAAAAGTTTATAACAGAGTATACTGATAATGGTTATCTAAAAATTATTTTTGGATGCGGAGAAAATGCTGGACAGAGAAACATTTCTTATGACAAAATGGAAAATGATTTCTCAAAGAACCAAATTTCAAAAATGGTTCGTAATAATTTTCTTGGTAAACTTCCACAAGCAGGCTGGACGATGTTTGTACAATATAGAGTAGGTGGTGGAGACGCATCAAACGTAGCTGCTGGCAGAATTAACGCTATAAATTATTTAAATGCACAAATTGGTAAGTGTATTACATCTGATACGGATGCATCAATTGTGGCAATGGTAAGAGATAGTATTTCATGTACAAACACAACGCCATCTGTTTCAGGTAAAGACGCACCAAGTGTTGAGGAGATTAAAAATTTGATAAAATATAATAATTCATCACAGGAAAGATGTGTAACCATAAAAGATTATATATCCCGTATTCAAACAATGCCAGCAAGATATGGATGCCCATTCAGAATCAGTGGTATAGAGGAAAATAACAAAGTTATGTTATACTTACTTGGTATTGACAATGATGGTTTATTAACTAATTTGATACCAACAATGTTGATACGAAATATGATTAACTATCTATCAATGTATCGTACAATAAATGACTTTGTTGAAATGAAATCAGGGCGTATTATTAACTTATCAATCGAGTTAGACTTGTTTATTGACAAAACATATGATTCAAGTGACGTCATGCGTGACGTGATTAGGACAATTAAATCATATATGGACATAAATAAACACCAAATGGGCGAAGAAATATATGTTAGTGATTTACAGAAAGAGATAACAAAAGTTGATGGTGTAACAAACATTACTGAAATGCGTATTTACAATGAAACGGGAAGTGGTTATTCACCAACACAAACAGCACAATATGTTACTGATGTAGATGATGAAGTTTCAACTCGAAAACAAATAGATTTGGCGGCTTCACAATATGTTTTAAATAGTGAACCTGATGAAATGTTTGAGATTAAATATCCAGATAAAGATATTAGGATACAGGCAATTCAACGATAGTCATTATAAAATAAATTTATTTTTCAAATAACCAAAAAATATGAAAATTTTGATTTGGATTAAAGATTTTATTCTACATTTTATAAGAAGATTATTACAAATAACTATTAGTATACTTGTATCGTTTATATGTGGAATTATTTATATTGTAACATACGAACCTGGTACATACAAACGAGTAACCAAACGAAAAATTAGACGTATTAGAGCGTTGACAAAACTAAAACTTAATATCTATAAATATTTCAAGCCAATATGTGTGTTTATGCATGATAGTTATTTAGAACGTTTATATAATAAATTTCACTTTTTAATTGATAAATAATATGGCGTGTAATTGTGGTACAAAAGAAGAAATAGATAGAATATACAAAATTTACGGGGAAAAAGTTGAAAATCCAGATATTGACACTTTGTTTGACAGGTTCAAGCATTATTTTTATGTAACGTTTACGGTATTATCGTGGATAATCGTTTTTCCTTTTATGATGATTTCTTTACTTTTTTTTCTATTCTGGCGTGAACCTGGTAATAGAAATATTAACATACAAAATCTTAATTTATTGAAAATATTCCATTTAGGTAAATATGCAAGAAAGTAATAAAACATATCGTGTACATACAAACGTTAGGGAAGATAAATTTCTAAACGTAAATCTTAACCAAGATATTGAACAATTGGAAATACTTAGTTTGAAACTTGATGTAGATAATTTTTATAAGTTACATACATCAAGTTACGGTTGTTTAGTTGGGCGTGTATTGGCGAACCAAGGTGTTGGTGTCCCTAATGTGAAAATATCTGTATTTATACCAGTGGAATCTGCGGATTTACAAAATCCAATATACAGATATCTCTATCCATATACAAACACAAAATCTAAAAATCAAAATGGTATCAGATACAATCTGTTACCTGATGTTGTTTCTGACAAATGCCATCAAGATGTTGGCACATTTCCAAATAAACGATTAGTGTTGGATGACGTAAATGTTATTGAAGTGTTTGATAGATATTACAAATATACTACAGTAACGAATGATGCTGGCGATTATATGATATTTGGTTTACCTGTCGGACTAAATACCATTCATAGTGAACTTGATTTATCTGATATTGGTATGCTATCACAAAAACCACGTGATTTATACTATAAGGGTTATGGTAAAACATTGTTCGAAAACTCATCACAATTCAAAAAAGATACAAATCTGGATTATTTAACACAAATTATTGTACAGGACACTCCAGTTCAGGTATACCCATTCTGGGGTGATGATGAAACTGAAGGATATGATGGGGTTGATAAACAAGTAAAAATCACTCGTAACGATATTGATATTAACTATAAATTCGAACCAACCTGTATATTTATTGGCTCACTTGTTGCTGACGAAAAGTCTAATGGCTTTAGTAAAAAATGTATACCAACTGAGCGTTCAGGTAAAATGGATAGATTAACAACTGGTACTGGTACAATTGAAATGATTCGAAAAACACCAGATAACCAAATTGAAAGTTTCTCTATACAAGGTAACGATTTAATTGACGGTAACGGGACTTGGTGTTATCAAATACCAATGAATTTAGATTATGTAAAAACTGATGAGTATGGTAGACTAGTTCCAGCAGAAAATGAAATGACTGGTATTCCAACCAGAACTAGCGTGCGTTTTAGAATTTCACTTGCTGATTATGAAAGTGATTCAGCAAACGCGCATTTACCAAAGGTTTTAGTCCCTAATAATCCAAGTTATTCTGAATATACAACGGAAAAAGAGACTCCATTGCCAGATGGGGCGACATTAACTATGCCGCAAGGCCCTGATTATAATTTTGGTACGTATACCAGAGATGAATCTTTTAGAGATTTATCTTGGAATAATGTGTATACTGTAAAACAATATATACCAAGAATACAAAACATTATAATCGAAGGTAGACACGTAGATAGAAATAAAAATTTCAGCGGAATTAAAGCTGTTAACGTAAACGGTAGTAACAACCCAATACCGTATAACAATCTACGTGTAAATTTAACATTCCTGTTCGTCTTCCAATGTATTATATTCAAAGCATTAGTGTTAATTGTAACGATATTAAACAAAATCATTTATTTTATTCAAAAAGTTGTGGATGCTTTAACATGTACTGTTGGTTTAAATAAAGGAGAATGTTGTAACTGTGGTAGCGCAACACAATGCAGAACTAATATGATATATATTACGCTAGATGGTAGTATGTGTCCAACCATGGAGGGTTATCAAATGGCACTTGGTGCACAGGTGGCTGGTAATGGTAGTGATGACAGTGCAGATAGATTAATAATTAAAACATGTCAGGCTGGAACTAAGGGTGGAACTAAACTTGATGGTACCGCTACTGTATCAAAGGCATACGGCACGGATGATTTAGAAGTGGGTGGTAATGATCTAAGAAATCAGACACAAGGTAATGTAGATGTAAACAGAGATATGAATAAGATGTCTGCTGGTGATGTGCACTCATCCGATTATAAATATAATTTTGAACAAAAACCAGAGTTTTATGAAACACCAAATGAGCACACTGGCACAACATGGAATGAAGAGCCAAAAGAAGGTGAATGGGTGTCTGAGCATATGGTGTCAGCGGTTAGTGACTATTTTGTAAAATGCGTAGAACTGCAATTTGCTATGGAATATGAAGTAATTCAATTCGATTTTTATAATGATTGGATTAATGGTTTAATATATTTACCAAGATGGTTTGCTGAATTAAAACGTAGAAAACGAGTTGACTATGTTAATGCTTGTAATGAAAACTTTGGTGGGCAACGAGAGTTAGTACAACAATGTGCTGTATATTATCGTGGTGATGGTACATTATACGGAAATAATCAATGTGGTACTAACGAAAGTAATTGTCACAAAGCCAGTGGAAGAAAATCTGTTCATATTTTTAATGGAAGTGATACTGTTGTGGACAATTATGGTAGAAGACACAAAATTCCACAAGGAGGTATAATTCAAACAGTAAAAAATCATATTGATGATAGATATTTATATTATTTACGCCCATGTAAAGTGATGAACCAGGTTATTTCATCTGGTAGTTCACCTAAAGTCAAAGTGAATTTGTTTGCAACGGATATTGTGTTACTTGGTAGCGTAAATGATTGTAATGTTTTTGGTATACCAAAAGCTACAGGATATCCATCTAGTACGTTTATTATGCCACCACCTACAGGACAAATTGTAAGTGATACTCAAGAGATGGGTATATATTATCAGCAAGACAATGATAGAAGTGTTGAGTCAAAATGGGGATATCCTGCGGAGCATTTTATAAAACAAAATAAAAGATTACCAAATGATAGTGAATATGAACGAACACAACATGAATTATCTGGTATAGATTGGGGCTATAATCCATTTACTTTGGGTGATAGTGATAATACAAGTGAAGTACAAAACCAACAAGGTGGACATTTTCTTGAGATTGGTTGTGTTGTTGCGGATGTTACGCCAAAAAGTTGTATCAATTTACAACGTATATGTGAATTAGGATCAGAAATGTCACAATCACACTTCTATAGTAACAACAAAACAGATAGTTCAGGTAAAGTAACAGGTTATTTTATCGGGGCTAAAGGTATTATATCTGGTAGAGAAATTAACGGTGAGGATATGCGAACTAAATTTGCTGCTCTTAATTCTCAAGCACTTAAAACAGAAACAAGTGCAACAAATGCAAACATGAAAAAGTTGGTGTTTGACGGTTACACACCATATAATTTTAATGGCGCATTAAGTACATGGCATAAACTAACAAAAATAAATTATTTAGCTGATAGTGGGGAAAATCAGTCTAAATCATATGTAGACTTTAGATTTTTTAGAGATAGAGATGAAAAAAAGGTGGGCTACAATAAACTGAAACTATTTGGTGAAACTAATTTAAATAGTAGTTTTTTAATAAAATACAGAACCACTAGGAATAATGGATACTACACAATGCCGATATATCAAAATTCGTTTTATTTCTATTTCGGTTTAAAAGATGGAAATACAGCGATTGACAGATTATATACTGAATATTTCAGTGAGTGCACGAATAATGATAATATCGAAAGTGATAGTGTTGTCACTATAGGACAAATGGTTGATGAATTTATAGGAAAATAATATAACAATACATGGAGAATATTGAACTAACATTAAATAGAAATAAAAGTTTTTCAAGCGTAAATGAGATTCAAAATTTACATTTGGATTTTGAAAACGAGGAAAAATTATTACCTGTAAGTGATTTACAAGGTACAATAGATGCATATGAGCAATATTTAAAAGAAAAGGATGCATGTAATACATATCGCTTCATTTTTACGATTCGTCCATATTGTTCAAATATACTATTCAATCATATAACAGAGGGTGTTTATCTGGATGACACAAAAATAGGTGAACTATCTTGTTACCTATTTTTACATGAAAAACAAATGCTAGAGTTTTTAAAAAATAAATGTAGTTCTTATGGTAATGTTATAAAGGGTGGTGCCTATATAGAAAATAGTTCACCAATAACAAGAGATACGGGATATTCTGACGTATTAACATATAATTGTGGTATAGATATTTTTAACAATCACAATCTAAGGAGAAAAGAGTTTGTTTGTATAAATAGGCTAGACAAGGAAGGTACAGGTAAAAGTATATATAACACACTGTTTGATTATGTGAGAGATCCTGATGGAAATTTAATTGAAGGTTTTACCTATAACATAAATCACACTGAAGAACAACAATCATTGCATTTATACAATAAAGATAGTATATATTCATTTAATGAAGCAATTGCGAAAAACATAGAAGATGTTAATGGTTGGATTGGATTTAAAAATGTTACCATTTTAGATACAATAAACAGCGATATACCGGTTGATGATAATGTAAATGTATTATTAAAAAACGTCAACCCATGTTCATTCATTGATATGTATCCAACAAGAGAACATTTTTCATTTGTGCCATTCGTTAATAGCAAATTAAATAATCGAATCGAAAAAAATTGGGAATACTTATTAACATATCCATATAAAAACATTTATGACAACAATTTGATATATGATAGTGAGAGAAAAATTTATGGCATAAGATGTGATTTGGAACGTCCAGAAAAAATAAATTTTCCAGGTACAATTGATAATAAAATAACGCTTAAACAATTATTGGGCTTAGATAGTGAGAACCCGGTAAATACTCCGTTAAATATAACATTTTCTTCACACTTGAAACACAATTTAACCAAGGGCGACAAAATCAATTTACATATTTTTGGCGGCGGCAGTAAAGTTTACACGAGTACAAATGTTAATGTTGTATCAATAGGTTATAATGGTTACGATAGTGAGCATTATTTTTCAGTGGCATTGAACGATGTTATAACTGATATGACATTGGCTTATGACACAGGCAATACGATAGGATTTAGATTTGAAAAACTTAGTGTGGGTAAACCATGTATGTATTATCTTCGCAAATTCAGAAAATTACCTAACTTTGATGGTATGCACGTGGACACTACCGAAAAAATTAGTGAGGAAAATATAAAAACAGCTTTGAAGAACAATGAATTTTCATCATCATTGAACAAACTAGGTTTTAGTAAAACTATATATGGTGATGATATTTCGCAAATTATATATGATGATGTAACAATTAAAGGGTTGAGAGATAATTTAGGAAGAGAATTATCAGTTATTTATTTAACAATTGTTAAAACAAATTATGGACATGATGAATGGTACAAGATTGGTAATGTAGATAATAAATTTAATGCTAAAGACATTGAATATTCACATTGTTTTGGAAAAGTATCATCTGGTTTTGATTTACAACCAACGGTTATTGAAGACAATGAATATAACATTCATAGACAACATAACATAACAACGAAAATAGATAATAAATTAATAAATGATATACAACCGTCTAGTTCGAAATTAGAAGAAGATATATCGATTCGTAATGATTTATTCAGTCAAGATTTTGATTTTTTCGGCGATATTGTTGAGTTAAATGAAGAAACGTTAGAAGAAACAGTTTTGGAAACTATTCAACATAGATTTAACACTGCGCAACGCGAATTTGATGCTGATACAAAGAACACAAATCCATTTGCTAAATTAACTATTGATGATATTGAACGTGATGATTATTATGATGGCGGTTTTAGTGGAATAACTAACGATATAATGTGCGGTGATTATTGGGCAAATATTGCGCCAGAAGGCTATTACTATCAAGCACATTATCCTATTAGACTAAAACAATACGACACTACGGTTAACACGGGTTATCATACACATGTTAAATTTACTGGCGTCACAGGTAATACAATTACGACAGATATAAACTATTATTTGGAGGCAAATACTGAACTGTATTTGTTCAAAAAAAATGACGAAACTAATACGAAATTTATTGCCCGTGTTGGTGAAGTTATGGGTGATGATTTTACTATTGTTGAAATTTTATTACCAACTGATATCCAAGATGAAGATATTAATGATTACATTATTTTTAAACCAAACATATTAAAACCAGATGGAGCGTATGATTTTGGGGATATAGAACCAAGTGAATACAGAGAAAAATCAGGTAGATATGTATGGAGAAATTTTTTACCATCATCAAAAATACCAAGAGATAGCGAATTATATGATGCCATATTTACCAATGGTACAATATATCATTATGAAGACATTAATTTTTATGTAAAAAGGCAAGACCCATATGGTGACTATGGTTTACATCCGTTATATGACCCGAATTCAGTTAGTGATGAATGTGTTAAGCCATGTGATTTGGAATTTGATGGTAATGAAATGAACATCACATATGGTGATTACTTTGAGCCAGGAGAAAATAATGTTTGTTAAAATATTTTATGTGTTATGGAAAAAAGAATAATAGATGTTGACAATATAACAAACAGCACTGGTGGTGTAAATTTTGAAATACCTTTATCTAATGACTTTGCTACAGGACTTCAACAAAATGATTTACTGAGTAGTAACTATTTGGATGAAGTGAAAAATAGTAGTATAAATAAAATAGTTGATTATGAAAAATATTTGTTCTATCCAGCGTATCTAAACAATCTAAGAATATCTTTTACTAGATATGATAGTTTTGTTAAGGATGATAAACTACAATTGAGTAATCAGACATTAAGTGGTAATTTAGATGATTATGCATGTGATGTTAACAAGATAATATTCAATTTGTATTTAAAACGCCGTGAACATGACGATAATAACAATTATGGTTCTTGGGAAAGTTCAGATGAATATTATTGGAATAGATGGAACGGAGAAACTAAGCCTGATGGCAAGAAAACAATGGATGATGAATTATCAACAAAAAATAATGGTGATTTACTTGGTTGTCTTGGGTTTGATGATGATGATGTACTTTATCAAAAAAACAATCTAAAAAAATCATTTTTACGTATATCAATATATGATTCACCATATCGACAAACACAAAAATTGTTATATTATTCTACACTGTTTTTTGATACAAATAAATTATACGAAAAATATACTAATCTAGTAAATAACTACAAAACAACTGATACTGATAGAGTATATCAATATCAAGGACTCAACTTGAAGGACAGTTTGAAGGACACAGATAAGCTTACAGCAACATTTACTTGCACAAGTAAAAATGATAACACGGCTTCTAGTGATGGGTTTTATTTGTATTTGTTTAAAAACGTTGTTGATAGAAACAAAACAACCAGACTTTATATGAAAATTGAATTTAATAATGCGAAATACGGGAAAACAATTGTTTTAACAAATCCAAGAGATAAAAATATAGGAAATCTGGAAATAAAGTTAGATGACAATAATTTCCCAATGGATTATGAAATTACTGGCAATGGAGATAATTCATATGTGGATATTGGAAAGTTTTATAATGATTTATATATACCTATTTTCGTTAGGTATAACAACAAAAAGAATAGATATGAATGGTATGTTGCTGAGAACAACTCGAAAACAGTTAAAAAAGAAAAAGGATGTATTACCATTAATTTATATGAGCCTAGAATTAACAAATTAAAACCTAAACAAGTTTAATATGGATAAAATATACAAAATAATAAATCTTGAACAAGCAAAAAATAGGACACCAAACCCAATACAACATTATGTCATAGATTATGAGGAGCATACTTGTAATTTGCAAGATTATGAAACATTTGGAGGCTATTGTTTGGATATTTTAATTCCAAAAACCGCTGACGTTTGTGTGCCTCTTATTTCTTGGGCGTATGATTTAGATAATGTTTATCATTTTGAGGAAGTTCAAGTTGAAACTTTCAGTATTCTTGATGGAAACGTAATTCGTTCAAATTGTGAATTTGGTGAATGTGACATTGATGATATAACTGTTGCTTATTGGATTCGATATAAAAACCTAATGGCAATGTATCATTGGTTGTTAAATGTATTTATACCATCTATTAATTTTTATCAAAAATGTACAAATGGTTATAGACAAATTAGAGTCAGCGATAGAAAAGACATTTTTAAAACTGATATTGAAATATTTAGTGAACTACCAACAAATGATGAATTAGAGCCAGGAACAATTATAGGTATAACGCCTTTATATAATGAGTTCATTTCAAAATTTGTAAGCGTTGAAACATGTAAATCATTTTTACTTTTCATGGAAAAATTGTTAAATGATGGTATATTTTCACCAATTTCAGGAACAACGCCTTACATTGATATTGAATTATCAATAACAAGTGATGGTATTGACACTGGTTTAATGTCACCTTTGTGTCAAGAATGGATACCAAATAAAAAGTATTATCTCGGAGATGTTGTTCTATACAATAGTGAAACATATATATTAACCCAGTGTAGTTATGCAAAATTTGATAAAATTGAATTAACTGGTGAGTTATTAAACAGCATTCAAGAGACATTAAGAAATATACCTGATTATTATAATGTAGTAACCAGTGAAGATAACATACCATCAGAAACTTTTGAGATGAATTTAGGTAGTGCGGCTTCCAATGTTATTGAATATAAACCGTGTTTGTTAAAAGAAACAAAAGGGGAAATCACAACATGGTATTTAGTTGCCCCATATGACAATGGGGATTATGACAACAATTCAAAAGCAACCACTTTTTACAGCTACTATTGGACGAAATGGGTAGTAAATCAAAAAGTTACTGACAGTTTAGCATATACTGGTATTACCGAATCTAAACTAATATCATTAAAACGTAAAATTACTTCCGTTGATGATTTTGGGGAAATATTACCTTTTATAATAAAAGATGATGATCCGAATAACATCCATGGAGAAATACCATATATGACTGGTATAACCAACGAAAGAGTGTACGAAGACGGTACATTTAGAGGTGATGAACTATGTGGTGTTTTCATTAGTCCCATTAATACCGATGATTTAAGTAGTTGGACTGATATTTCAGGTGACTCAATTACTAGTGATAAATTTAATGATAATGGTTTTATTAAATTTATATATTGTATTGGATGCGAACTAGATGATAATAAAAATGTAATCCAATATACTGGTGTTAGATATGAAGAAATATGGAAATATAATAAACAGCAAATGACTGCACGAATAGAACATACTGATTATACTTTTGATTACATTGTTGTTACACCAATTGATAATAACGAGACAGTAAATAATCTTGATATTGTCGATAAAAATCCTATATTATCAGAAATTACATATTACGGTAATGAGATTAATGAACTTAATTATTTATTATCTCCTTACATAAAGCAAGATGAGTTGTTGGGTATACAAGATGTTAATACAACTGAATACGACATGCACAGTGGAAAGTTCGTCAGCACAATTAACGGCTACATCGAAAGAGGTACTGCCGGGGCGCTTGAAAGGCATCAGATTTTAGGCGAGGTAAAAACATTCTCCGATTTGGAAAATTACAGAAATAATTTTTTCCAAATCTAAAATAAAAAGATAATAAAAACAGTATTTATAGTTAAAAGATTAAACAATGATAACAAACGGAACATATGGGACAAAAAAACCTGCATTTATCACACCAGATGATGTAGATATATTCTATTTTTATCGTCCTACGAGAAGTACAGATTCTCAGGAATTTTCAACAGGTTTTCAAATGTTAGATTCATCTTTGTTGATGTCTACAACTTATAGTGACAATAACAATAACGTGTTTGGCTTGCCTGGCATGTATAATCTGAAATTACCTGTAGATAAATTTGGTGCGCCAGGAATTTACACTATTTATATTAAGCCGAAAGAAATAAGTGCAACAATATCAGATATAGGCGTGTTGACGGCTTACCCGAATATTAGAGGTGTTGTATTAAATTCTAGTAACATAAATACCTCTAACTCGAAAATATTTAACAACGGCGGGTTGATTGGCTATAGAATTGACTACTACGATGGCGACACACAGCAGGATATGTACAGAATAATAACATCAAACAATAGATGTGAGCCAGTATCACAGAATTTTAATGATATTAATGGGAAAGGTATTAAATATAGATTCAATAATTCAAGTAATTTGATTTTCTGCACTGTTACCCCATCACTGGGTATGTCTTTTAATCCGAATGATTTACCAAGTCTTGGTTCAACGGGACAAAGGATAAAACTCGTTAACACAAAATTTAACCCAATTGCTTTAGAAATTGAAATGGTTGAACACGATGTTCAAGATGTTGTAACTATGTTAGAAGGTGATCAGATTAGAAATCTTGATAACGCAATTATTACAACATTTAACAAAGATGGAGAAATTTACCATCAGGCTGAATATGGTAATATTGTTGACACTGCAACTGGTACGCATACAGATTTTAAATTTGCCAAAGATAGGACTAATTTTGATATCGGTGAAAAACAAAAAATGGATGAAATTAAAGAACAAATATAATTATGTCAAATAACCGCTACATAATAACAAAAAGTAACTATACTCTCAAAGAAAAACATAAAGAGTTAAAAAACGGTAATTTTATTTACGAGAGAGATTATATGGTAACTACTAATCTTGGTGGTTACGATAGTGGTGCTATACCTTATGGTGAAAGCAATTTCAAATTTGTACATAATCAGAACGGTAATGTTACAAGAAGTTTTAATAACGGAAATTGGTTAACTGATGATAAAGGAAATACCGTATGGACACTTGATAATATTCCAAATAAGCCTAAAAAGAAAGAGAGTGAGATTAATATAAAAATTAATCAAAATTCTTTGAGAGACTTTGTTTATTATGGGAGTTGTGTTGAATTAATTAAATGTTCACTTGAAAACATTGTAAAATATTATCCAGGCGAGTTATATATAACAAATGAAAATTTTGTATATGAAGTAACTGAGAGTGGAACAACACAAACAAAAGTGTTGGGGCAAGAAGCATTTTCAAACCCTGTTGTTGTATACAACCCATTTGGTATTAATTTGACAGATAAAACATTGACGAGTGATATTAAACAAAACCCAGATTATTATGATTTAAGATATTTTGCCAATTCATTGCATAAATATAACTTAATACATGACGATGTTGCTGAGTGTTTTGATGATTGGGAGGTAAGGACTAAAAATAAAAAATGTTACGAGAATGGTGAACTAATTAGTAACATTGTTTTAAAATATAATACCTATAATTCACTAGTAATTAATGAATACTATTATGAAGGGACTAGAATTCTGATTACGGATGGCGTATTTACTGGTTACCACATACGTCCAACGGAAAAGGTTATAACAGATGTGTTTATAACAAAATTTACAGAATTTGAACGTTTTTTATTGAATAGAGATACTACTCCTTTATATACAATAAACATTGATACCCCAAGAGAAACGGATTACGGTATCGCGGTATCAAGAACAATGTTTACACTACCTACAGCATATGGTTGGAATATTGATGTCGATTCACCAAATTATTCAAAATACATCAACAAATTATCTGAAGTTGCGTTGTTCTATGACGAACATTACTCAAACAATTTATGGGAGAATATTGTACATGAGTCTATAAAAAACATGGATGTACAAACTAGTAATCAATCTCACGACGAAGACGTTGATGATTATAGGCTTGGTATTAGCAACATACACGGATTAATGCTTGCATATGCTCGCCAATTTGATGACATAAAATTATACATTGAAAACATTAAATCATCAAATACAGTGACATATGATGAGAACAATAATATTCCGGACTATTTTTTAACAGATATATTAGAATTATCTGGTTGGGAAATCAAAAACATAATTACAGATTTGGATGAAACAGCAAGTGTAAGTGATTTATTCCCAGGTTTGAATAAAGAGTATACAACTGAAAATTTGAATACAATATTCATGCGAAATTTGAAATTGAATTCAAAAGAAATATTCTCACGAAAGGGTAATAGACACGCAATTGAAATGTTATTGGCGTTATTTGGATTATCATCTTATGAATTTGGTAGAAACTACTATAATTGTTTACCAGAGACTAGTAAAATAACTTCTAGTGGTAAACATTTGGATTGGGATAGTTTGAGTGAAGAAGATAAAGCTAAATTCTATGATTATAAACTTGATGAATATGTTGTGGTAGCAAAAAACAAAAATGGCTATGCTGATATAGTTGATGAAGATGACTTACTTTGCATTGAAGAAATAAACCAACAGATAAAAGGTGATGCAATAACCTCAATTGTTAGTGGGACAAACGAAGAAACACTTGAAATGGTTAACTCATTGGTTGGTTTACCAGTTAGAATGGTTTATTTGACAACTAACGTTAGTGGTACAACAGGTGAAACACAGACATTGAAATACATTATTCCGTGGTTTGACAAAACTATCGAATATGATGGTAAAACGTATTTCCAAATGTATGGCGGTTGGGATAAAATTGAAACTCCTGATCCATATTATATGGAAACATTAAAATATTTAAACATAGTTAATGATATTAGTAAACTTAAACTAATACTACAAAAAGATTTGACAAATGGGGCAATTTACTATGTAACAGATATTTCTGATTATTCAAAATATTACCCTACATATAGCGGCTCTACGCCATCACATTATTTTTATATTGGTGATATAACCAAATCATATCAATACAAGGATTATTCAGTTAGTGACAGTGGCGGATGGGAGATTATTCCTGAATTAGACGTTAAAAACAAAGTAGCTCATGGTATACAGGTATATCAGCTCGAAAACATTATTAACGATTATAAGGGTAATAATCCACACGTTGGGTTTGGTAAATATGATTCAGGTGATAAATATCTTGAAAGATTAGCCAATGTATTCGATGGCGCATTTGATGAAGGCTTGTTTAATAACTGTATATATACCTGTCATGGGGAAGAGATAGATATCGATAGTATCAAGGAATTAGGGTTTGATTTAAGTGATAAATTGGTGGATAATGTAAAATGTTGGTATTTCGTTGATAATACGGTTGAAAATAAACTACTCGAAATACGTAAAACATATGTAACAGTAGAAGAGGATATTGATAATTCAACAGCTGTAACGACATATGATATTTTTAATGGTTATGAGGAAGTACCATATAAAGATAAAATACATATTGGTAAAACCGCACAAGAAAATGGTGATATTCACAATACAAGTGAATTAGAAACATTTAATTTTGAAACACAAAAAACAGATAGCAACGACGAGGCTGCTGCTAACTCAATTATTAACGTGAAAAACATTAGTGTTGAGTTTAATAAATATAAATACAATAATGATGATTTTGAAAAATATTTACATGATGTCATCATGTTCTATTTGAATCAGTTAATACCAACAACAAGTATGTTAACTGTTAAATATTTTAGAGACGATGTATTTACAACATGTTACACAACGCCAGTTATTACTGGGATATCAAAACAGTAAAATAAAACAATATAACAATTTTACAAGACAATGGGAATAAAAAACGTTTTTAAATGGCGAGTTACCTCAACAAAATATCTTTATCTCACAGATGAAGAAAATAAAAATCCATTTATTTTAGATAAAAAAACTGGTGATAGATTTTATCCAGTACCAGAAAATAGTAGCCCAGTAACCGGTTCTACTAAAGTCACTGGCGTAACATTGGATGAAGGTTTAATAAGCCAGACTGTGGCACAAATAAAAAGTGAAACAGTTTATGCGGAAAAATATAACAGAATGGTTGAACTAGCAGCTTATGACGAAGCCGCTAGCGGTTTGACGTTTTTAGATTATACGAATTATTTCAACCTCGATGATGATGAGTGTGTTGAAGAAGCGGTAACCCCAAAATGTGAAGGTTACGAGCCTGTATTTAATGTTTCAGCATATACAGAGACTGCTAAAACCGAGGTAGAGTATAGTTTTTATGCTGACAAAAATGAATCTGATAAAACATTACGCTATAATTTAAAGTTAGGTATTCCAAGAGGCGAAAAAGGTGAAAAGGGTGATGATGGCGTTGGTTGTAAAGGTGAGCCTGGTGAACCTGGTTTACCAGCAATTATTGATAATGTATCTGCAACAATTAGAGCGTTAGACCCTGATGAGCAACCAGACGTAAAAGTTGTTAGTTCATCTACACAAGATAATAGATATGATTTACAGTTTAATTTTAAAATTCCAAGAGGCGAAAAAGGTGTTCCAGGTGATGAAGGACAACAAGGTGAAGATGGTATACCCGCTAGATTGGCTTATGTTGGTATAGAAAGCGAAACACTATTACCAAATGAAAACGCTTATGTCCAAATAAAGGATGGTTCATATGAAATAGAAAAAGTTTATGACAGTGAAGAAGGACAAGAATTCTATGATACCTCATTTACGCTTCAATTTGGTTTACCACAAGGACTACAGGGTATTCAAGGTGAACCCGGTAGAAACGCTGAAATAAGAAACGTAACCGTATCACGTGTTGAAACAATAGAACCAGGTTACTGGTATCCAAACGAAGAAGACCCAAACAGAGAATGGATTTGGAATGAAGCTCAAGCTGGTGTCGAAATTACACCAACTGGCGGTGGTAATATTGTTGATTTAGCATTCTGGTTTATAATACCACGTGGTGCTAAAGGTGATAAGGGTGACGATGGCTCCGGAGGAGGTGGTAGTATTTATAATTTCAAAAACCCAGTTAAAGATTTAAGTGGTAATCCGGTTGGTTCATTTACTGTGACGGATATGATTGATGGTACTCATAATGTAGAATTAACATTATGGGGTTCTGGTGGTGGCGAAACCGACATAAAACATAGATATGATCCTAATGTTGATTCATTGAGTGAAGGGGTTTTACCAATAGAAGTTGATAATGAAGTACTACCATATGCTGTTGCGAGTGGTGTTAGAAGCCATGCTGAAGGTATTGGAATAACACCAGAACCACCTGCACTTACAACAGTTGTGGCTGGCTTTAAAAGTACATATTTAGGAAGTAATACATTTGTTATGCCAAAACAACAATTTGTAGATGCTGATGTTGATTGGGAAGATATTGACGAAAGTTTTTTTATTGGGGCAACGTTTCAAATTCCAAGTGGTATAACAATAAATCCAGAATTTTTGCCGTCTGGTGTTACAGAAATAAATTTTAGAAATAGTACGTTAACAATTACCAATTGCCAGGTTATGCCGCCTGGAAGTGAAAACAACTATTTTAATTTATCTGCGGTTTCAGTATCATATGTGGTTGATGGTACAACGTATACGATTGAAAATTTGGGAGGCAATGATATTTTTAAAAAAAACAACGCTAATTACGATGTAGATTGGAATAATCCAATAACAATTCATATTAACAATGTAAGTCCAATTTCAATTCCAAATGCAATTGGTGTTGCTTCTCATACAGAAGGTAACGGATGCCAAACAAACGGTGAATATTCTCACGCCGAGGGTAATGAAACACGTGCAAATGGTGTTGCATCCCATTCAGAAGGTGCGTATACAAAAGCTAATGGCGATTATTCTCATGCTGGCGGATTTAATACGACAGCATCGGGCCAAGGTGCACATGCTAGCGGTTATGCAATTAGTGGCGGTACAATTCAAACAAGTGGTGATGGCGCATTTGCTGGTGGTTATGCAGAAGGAGACACTGCGACAACTCAACCTACTTTTATAGCGTCGTCTGCTATTGGCTCATTTGCTTTTGGTAAAGCAACTATAGGTGGACGTATCGATGGCGGAGGAGATGGTTCAATTACTTTAGGTAGTGCTTACGGAGATCGTTCATATATAAATGCAGGTAGTGAAGGCTCATTTGCCTGTGGTTATGCTCAACTTGGTGGAACAATTAAAGCACTTAGTGAGGGTGCACATGCAGAAGGATGTGTTAGTGGGGGCACAATACAAGCAGGTTCATCTGGTGCACACGCGGGGGGATATGCTAAAAGTGGTGGTACAATTGAAGCAACTAGTGATGGTGCATATGCGGGAGGATATGTTTATAGTGGCACAATTGAAGCAACAGGAGCTGGTGCACATGCAGAAGGATATGTTGATGATGGAACAATTGAAGCAACTAGTGATGGTGCACATGCAGAAGGACGTGTTAGTGGGGGCACAATTGAAGCAACAGGAGCTGGTGCACATGCAGAAGGATATGTTGATGGTGGTACAATACAAGCAACAGCCGATGGTGCACATGCTGAAGGATATGCTAGTGGTGACAATGATATGATTATCGCAAGCGGAATGGGTTCACATGCAGAAGGTCGCTGTACAACTTCATTTGGGGATTATTCACACGCAGAAGGGTATGGTTCGTTGGTCCAGTTATCAAACATATCGTCACGAACAGCAACAACAATAACATTTTCAACATTACCAGATGATATTAAAATTGGTCGTATTATAAAAGACGCATATGATGTATATGCAAAAGTAACTAATATCAATACATCAACAAAAGTTGTAACGGTTGATTCAAATTTATCAACAAATGTAAATTTATATTTAGTACGTGGTATAGCATTTGGGGATTATTCACATGCAGAAGGTGATAGCACAACGGCAAGTGGCGAAAGTTCTCATGCAGAAGGTCAAAATACAATAGCAAATATAGATGCACAAACAGTAGTAGGTAAATATAATGATGAAACTTTAGAAAATGCGTTATTTGTTGTCGGAAACGGTACAGATGAAGAATCGAGATCCAACGCATTTTATGTTGAAAATGATGGTGATGTATATGCCAGTGGTGCTTATTATGCCAGTTCTGATGTTAGGAAAAAAAATGTTGTTGGAGAAATATCGTTAGATAAAGCATATGATTTGGTTAATAAATGTCAAACTATCTTTTATACTTGGAAAAATAGTGAAGAAAAAAATAAACAAATTGGTTTATTGGCTCAAGAGGTACAGCAATATTTCCCAGAGTTAGTGTCAGAGGGTAGTGATGGTTATTTAACACTTGATTATTCAAAATTAACTGTTATACTATTAGTAGTAATACGTGATTTAACACAGAAAGTAAGTAAGATAGATACGTTAGAAGAAAAAATAAAGCAACTTGAAAAAAAAATACAGTAATATGGCACATATATATTTAACCTCAAAAGGTACGCCTATTAAAATTTCACATTTTCCTGGATGGACAAGATATAAGTATAAAAATTTGATTGATACATTTGCAAGCACAAAACTTGACAAACTACCAGATAATCTTCAACTTATTACATGTGTTGATGATGATAGTGTTTCATACAATAAATCACCACTAATTAATCAATTGAATTCTAATGGCATTCCATTTATAAACGCGGCTGAGCATAAAGATGTATATCCTTGGGTTAACAATAAAAAAATTAAGTTGATTTATGACGCTTTACAAAATGTAACAAGCGAATATTGTTTAATATTAGACGGTATAGACGTTACAATAAATCAAGATTTAAATGATATTATTGACATTTACAAAACGTATGATAAAAAAATTGTATTTAATGCAACACCTTGGGCACATCCAAAAGTAATAATAGATATGCTTGAAGATAGGAAAATACGTTATGGAAAATATTGTTTCTTAAACGCTGGATGTTGCATCGGGGAAACTGAAGCGTTGCGTTCATTTTACAAAGAAGCGCTTGATATATTTAATGAAACACCACAAGATGACCCATATTGGAGTAGTGAACAGTATTTCATAAGAAAAGTTTTCGCAAACCATATGGATACGGTATTTTTTGATTATGATTGTAAAATATTTCAAATATGGCATAAAACAAAAGTTGGTTTACCTAAAATAAACAGGAAAAACGGGGATATAACATATCAAATTATTGATGATGAAGAAAATAAGGTTGATAAAGAAGAAAATAATGTATAATGATATATTTTGTTAAGCCAAACGGTGTTGGTAACGGTACAACTATAGAACAAGCAGGTGAATTCACTGAAATAGTCGATAACCTGCGTTCTGGTGATGTTTTATATCTTTTAGGCGGAATTTATCAATACAGTAAACAAATAACGTTAACATTGAATGGAACGCCAACAAATGAGATTTCAATTACTGCTGATGATAAAGAAAATTTACCAATATTTGATTTCAAATACCAACCATATGGTAGTAACTCAAATAGCGATTGTAATGGTATTAGACTTTTTGGTGAATATGTAAATATAGATGGATTAATTGTTAGATATGCTGGATATAAAGGTATCAGAAGCGAATTGAGTAATTCAACTTTACAGAATATTGAAGTTTACGGTTGTTGTGACTCAGGAATACAAATGTGTTCAGGAGGAAATAATACGTTAATTAACTGTGTTTCTCATGATAATTTTGGTTATATGACTGTAGATTATGGTGTAATAAAATTTGGATATAATTCTGATGGAATATCTGATAAATTACACTATGGATTACCGAATAAGTTTATAAACTGTAAATCATTTAGCAATACTGACGATGGATTTGACTTTTTTGGGAGATGTACTGAAAATTTCACTTATTTAGAGAACTGTGAAAGTTGTAACAATGGTATATCAATGTTTGATATGACAAATTATCCGCGTTATGAGGTTGATAAAGAATGGTTTGAACAATTTAAAAAAGAAAAAATATATAACACAATTAACGGAAATATTCCTATTGATTTAGAACATTATCCAGCGTTTGGTAATGGTAACGGATTTAAATTAAGTGGAAAGAGAAGATTTCATTGTGTGGAGTTACATAACTGCGTGGCGAACGGTAATAAAATGAAAGGGTTCGATCAGAATCACAATAGTGGAATAATGAAATTATATGATTGTTATGCTGAAAACAACTTGGTATTCGATTATGGTTTTCGTGATAATGAAGTCGGTGAAGCATATTTCAAAAATTGCGTAAGTAAGAATAATAATGTTAGCATCAAATCAAAACATTTTGAAACAATAAATTGTTCATGGAACACAACAGATAATCGAGACATTAAATTAAAATAATATGCAAGTTATTATAAATGGTAAAACATATGAAGTTGTTGATGGCAACTATTATTTGGTTGCAACATATGATTTAGCACGTCAAATAGGCGGACTAGATCCAGGCGAACATGGCAATGAGTTAATACGTGCAGGATTTGTTTCAGAAGCCGGGTGCCGCATAAAAAGTTCTACAGTAATACCTGACTATTATACCGGTAATGCTCAATGCGTTTTATATGAAGATTTAGAGGTGGATGAAGATATAATACTTGATGGTGATGAAACTATACATGACTATGATTATGTTCTATACACATCTAGCGATGGAAATACAATAGTACCAAATGTTGGAGCATGGTATACTTCTAATGATGGACATGAAATAGAGTGTAATCATAAACCAACAGAACCAAAATGTGCGGTAAATATTCCGGATGGTGCTTTTTCAGGTAAAACTACATTAACAAGTTTTAAAACCGCCATTAAACAAAGTATTGGTGTTTCTTGCTTTAGAAGTTGTACTGGGTTAAAAACATTTGAAATGACTGGGCCTGGAACTATTTCAGAAAATGCATTTTCTGGGTGTTCGAATCTGAAAACTTTTATAATGGGAACTTATTGGCGTGGTGGATATGGAAGTTCAGAATTCAAAATTGGTAGTTCAGCATTTCAGGGATGTTCGAACTTGACACGTTTGCAAGGGCAAGATTTGATATCAAATATTTATTCAAATGCGTTTCAAAACTGTTCTGGCTTGACAACATTGTCATTAATTGGATGCACTTCTATTGGTGATGAGGCTTTTATGAATTGCACTAATCTTAAAAGAATGATATTAAAAGGTGATGCAACTTTTGGAGATAATGTTTTTTCTGGGTGTACTAATATTGAAGAGGTGATATTTCTTGGAAATGCAGGTAATAATATAATAACAAAATGGAAAACAATGTTAAACCAATTATATAACGGTTTAAAAACTGAAGCAAAAAATAACTTTGTAATAAGGGTGATAGATAGTCAAAAGGATGGATATAAGGATACATCCGCTTCATGGAATAATAAAATTGTTACATATAATTCGGAAGATGATATAATTTTAGCGAAATATGAAAGACTTATTAAAGATAGTTCAGGACATATAACGAGCGATGTTAACGGTGTGTGGCTAACGGCAGCAGTATTTGACTGGCTAAGATACAATGCAAGATGTTTTTCTATCTTTGAAGCTAGGAATGTAAAAAATGTTAATATCTATAATGGCATTGTTACCTATACTGGTTATATAAATACAATCAATGACGCGTTTGAGTATATATATGATAGTGATGATGGAAAGCACTATGTGCTACGGGATTTTACTTGTTTTAAACATTTTTCAAACGTAACAGAAATTGAATATGGAGCATTTAAAGAATGTTATTATTTAACAGCGATAACCATTCCCGATAGTGTTACAAGTATTGGGTATAGTGCTTTCGAAGATTGTTATTATTTAACAGCGATAACCATTCCCGATAGTGTTACAAGTATTGGGTATAGTGCTTTCGAAGATTGTGATAGTTTAATATCAATAGAATTACCCGTTGAAAACATTGAAGAAAGTGCTTTCTATAATTGCAGAGGTTTGACTTCTGTTATGTTTGAAGGTAGCGTAACAAGTATTGGAGATTGTGCATTTCAAAATTGTACTGGTTTAACAACTGTGTCTATATATAATTTGGATGCGGAAGTTCATGAAGATGCTTTCAAGGGTTGTCCATCAAGTGGTACGGTATATTATCCGAAAGGAGAAGATTATGAAAATAGTAAATATTATAAAACAAATCTTAAAAATTGGACTTGGATTGGTTTTTAATTTTAAAAATTATATAAGATTAGCAAAAAATACTAGTTTTTTATTATAGTTTGATTATATTAAAAAATTTATGTGCCAGTATGGTATAGTGATGTATATATCACTTGGTAAAAATAAAATAGAGTGGAAAAACTCCACTCTATTTTTTATACTTTAGTGTTTATGTAATAAACTTGCTCTAATCCAAATCTTGTATGCCAAATAAACACTTCGTGTTTTTTTATTGCGCCAACATATCTGTTTTCTGCGTGCCAAGCATCAGTCGAGCATGGGCTACCGATACGTCTTGTAATCATACCTCCCTCATCATCTACAGTTACTTCCTTGTGTAAATGTCCAAGGTGTAACTCTCTGAACTTATGTGAACCCCATTCAGAATAGAACTCAGCAGGTATTGATTTGATTATTTGTGCTAACTTAGCATCTCCGTGATTATAGAAAATCGCACAATCACCAAATGAATAACATTGGGTTTGTTTATAATTTTCAATAAAATTCACAGTTTTATCATCAAAAAAACGTTGTTGCAATGCAAAATATAGATAAGTTTCCATAGCCCTTGCGTGATTTCCAGCACAAAGCATAATATCCACTGTATTAAAATATTTTTTCAACGTTAGGATAAATGATAAATACATTTTCAATCCTTCATCAAACAGTTTAATATAGCCATGCGAGTTCTGTTGAGGAATTTTGTGTACACTTGTGCAAAAATCACTTTCTGAGTTGAAAAAATCACTACCAACAACAATTAAACACTTTCCACATTTCTCGATTGATTGTTTTCTTATGATATTTTCACAAATATCATAGAAACGCTTTTTAGCAATCTCCAATGTATACTCTTCTCCAGTTTGGATTGAATCTGATATTTTACCAAGGTGTAATTCAATTGGAGGTATCTCCATTAGTTTTTGATTTTTCAAACCTGTTATTTCTTTAATTGCTTTAATAGTGACAGGTTCAATTTCCTGTTGGAATACCTTTTTAGCCTCTTCTAAATAGTTCACATATGATAAACCTTTAGGTTCAAGACGATATTGAAGACTATATCTTGGTGCTCCGCCAGTACCACCATCCCATTGTGTAATTCTCCAGGAAACAAGTTCCCATTCCTTATCACTGTAGCCTAAATAATTAAGGATTTTAGACTTATCGCCGCCAAGGGTGAATACATTATCCAGAACAGTCTTGGTAGCATCAATCGAACCATCTTTATTATGTGCTTCATAGTCTCTGCTAATTGAACAGCCTGTTTGTTGTGTTGTGTTATTACTATTGTTTTGTCTGTTACAAGTGCGTTTGACACGTTTTCTAATGGCATCTACACTGAGTAACTGATTGAACTGTTTATAGAAATCCTCAATCAATTCTCTCCAAGACTCGCCATTAGTGTGACGTATTCCTGCTTGTAAGTAAAAATCTTCTTGTGTCATTAAATTACAAATTTTTTACTTGCATTATTATTAGTAACCGCCATCAGACTCAAACCCTGCCGAAAAATCGCCACATGAGTCCTCACAACATGGTGCTTCACAGTCATAATTAGAGGATGATCCCTCGCAGCACACGTCCTCAGTTTCACAGCAATCGCTTTCGTCATAGATTTCGTAATCCTCATCATCATCAGAATACAAATCGTTAAGGTTACGCTCATTTGGTAATTGTAAATAGTTTTTTACGAAGTCGTAAACTAGCATATTTGTAAATACGTCAATAAAACCAATTCCGAAACCATCGTTGTTGTCACAAAGTTCATCAAATTTCTTTGCTTTCTCTTCATCGTTAAATAGTTTCCACAATGTGGTTTCCTCTTCCGGGAACAACTCGTTTAGTTTACCCTCATACTTTTTGAATTCATCATGCAACTCGGATACGTCACGTGTACGTTCGAATAGGCTTTCAAGACGTGTTGTCTCAAAATAAGTTGTGAACTCATAAGCAGGAATATTCATTTCCACATTATAGTCAATTGTTGCCTTTTTTGCTAAAATAATCATCATTGATGTACATACACACGGTACACAAGTCTTTTCAGACTCCTCATTATAAGTGTCTTTATAGAAAGAGTAGATAATATTATCCATACTCAACGCAGCAAAAGCGGCATTTCTGTATTTAGAGTCAATTACTTCTTTCCAACGCTCTTCAGGTGTGTAATCTCTTTTTGTTCTAGCAAACTCACTCCAAATTTGTGAAAGTTTTTCTTTTGGATACTCATCAAAAAACATAATTTTTTTAAATTTTTTATTTGTTAATACTGTTATTATTTTAAAGATCAGATATATCAATCACATTCTGTTATAATATTGTTTCTTATGAAACCTAAGAATGTGTACGAATTGTTTTTTGTATATATTTTAGTTGTATAACCTTTATCATCAACATCAACTTTTATAATATCATCCATGATAATCTCACTTGTTGAATTGAATTCAATAAATCTACCACAACTATCACCAGGGCGTAAATTTTTAAATTCATTCCATTTATTATTAATAACAAATGCTACTAAACATAGCAATATAAAAACGAGAACGCCAAAAATTATACCAATTATCATAATAAAAAATGTTATAGTGTGTTGATTAGTCGATAAGATCAGAGAAATCAGTTACTCCAATCTGGATGAAATATACAATTAAAAAATTAATTAAGCGAATAACCATGTGATTATGAACAGTTGTATCTCTTTTAATATTACTACAAATTCCGTTTAACGAATCAATCACATTATTATTGCGTTCTCCCTTTAGAAAACCGTCAAAATCAAATGTTGTACATCCAAGATATTTTTTCTCATGAAAATTACGGTTGATGTAGTTACTTTTTATAGTTTCTAGGATACTATTTACTTTTTCTTCGAATGTTTTATCATTATTCTCACCTACGCTGATTAAATAAAGTATACAATAGCCAAGTAAATCGTATAAATCGTTTTTACGTAATTCACGGCTGTTTTTAATACGTGATAATTTATCATCCAAGCGAATGCATATACTATCAGTTGCATCACCTTTATAAAAAACATTGATTGGTGCTAATGCTGAATTACCATATCGTTTATTTTTCTCAATTAAAACACTCTTGATGGATGCAATTATTTTATTACACGCTTCCACGTTAATTTCTAACTCAGGCTCATCATGCCTACTTAAATCTTGTAATCCCATATTTATTTTCCATTTAATTTCCTCAAATATACCATAAAATTATGATATAAACAAAAAAAAAGAGGTTTTTCAACCCCTTTCTTCGTTTAGAACCATAAATTTTTCCAATTCTTAAACATTTCGCCAAACTCACCGAACATATCTCGGTTCGCATAGAACGTTTCACGTAAACTCTTGGTTACATCGTCAATTGCCTGGTTGATGTCGGTTTTGTGGTTAGCGTACTCCTCTTTGGTAATTTCCTTACCATCCTTTAACAACTCGTCAATTTGGAGAGCGGTATAAGTTTTGAACTCAGTCTCAGCCTCACGTACTTTGTATGTGGCGGTATATTCAAGGAATACACGATTCATTACAACACCTACAACTTTGTACGCCTTGTTACCAACGAGGTAATATTTACCAAGGACGTCATGTTGCTTACGAAGAAGTGCTTTATCAGCCTCTTTCGCAGCCTCACGCTTTTCAGCCTCACGAGCCTCTTCACGAGCAGCGATTTCGTCCTTAATTTGTTTACGTAAATCTTCGGCTTCTACTAATCCAGCCAATGCAGCCAAACGCTCTTGCAATTCAGCATCAGTTAATTGTTTAATTTCTTTCATCGTTTTATATTTTTAAGTTAACTTTATTTTTCCTTTCCATTGTTTACATAGACAATTTGTGTGCCAAGTTAATTTTCCTGACATTTTGTCAGTTATAACGTTACAACACTACCAATTATCTTACCATTTTCAAATTTTTTGATGATAAATTTGTCACCCTCTTTGGCATTATCAAGATATACAACAATACTTGTTTGTGCTTTATCGGTTAGTTTACACAAGTATGCTCCTTCGCTATATGTTTGAACAACAACACCAGTCATACCTAACAAAGTATCCTGTGTATAGAGTTCTTGTTCTTGGTTTAATTGTTTAGGAATATACAACGGCTCACGCCAAGTAAACACCATCAACAAAAATCCGAGCGGTAAACCAATAAGAAAAATAAGTACCAAAGTTGATAATAGTGTTGGCGCATCGCCCCATAAGTGAAGATTATATTCACTAATTGCTACATACGTCCATGAAGCACTTGTAGCAAACGAGAGAAGTATACTTATGAGTATGTTCACGTATTTGTTAGTAATATCCACTAATCTATATAATACCAATAGTGTGGATGCAAACAATGCAACTATGTAATTCATCGGTATCATATTAGAATTCTACTTTTGGAACATACTTCTCAGTATTTTTATTTTTACCAATGGAACGCACGTTGTTAACAATAAGCCGATAATCAGTATCTCCAAATTTAAAGTTAACACCAAGACACACGTTTGATGAGTTGAAAAGGTATGTTTTATTCGGGTTATGACTACCATTCAGGAAATCATATTTTTTCATGAGAACATCATATATCTCATTATCGGTAGGAAAACTATCAAACTCAACAAAATCGTAGCCAACTGGACGAGACATATTGGTTGTGTAATTCATTAAATGTAAATCAAATGCGTATATCATATTTTTATGTGTATAAGTTCATTTCATCTGGTTTTTTATCTTCCAAAACAGGGCGTAAACCTGTAAAATATACGTAATTCGTTTTACCATTTACGGTAAATTTTACGCAACAATAATGAGACCCACGTTTTGTCTCTCTACCACCAGGTGTTGCGCGACAAAGCCCTTTTTCCTCTATGAAATCTTCTTGTAAAAATGATAATTCTTCTGTTATTTTTCTTCCTACTTCGAACGGTTCTGGATATCTATCTTTATCATTTTCAAAGAAAAATTCTCCATATGGCGTAACACACCCATTTGTTTCATACCACAAATCACAAACATATTTCATATTGTTTATTTTTTTACAGTATCACAACACTTTGGAAAGTATAGCAAAGTAATACCGTCCTTGTGGATGTCAATACCAGGATATTCCTGTTTAAAAGTATTCATATTGAAGCCAGTTGACAGAAAATGGTATCCGTTTTTTGTTGGTACTTCAATCTTTACTTTTTCTGGGACATCCAATGGTGGTAAAGAATTGATATATTCCCTAATTTCATCACGTTTGTCAGCATACTCGCCATCCAAATCAATCAGATATAAAGCCTCAAATCCTTTTTGTTTTCCACATTCACCACAAGCGGAGTTGAAACGACTTGGTAACTCATGCCAATTCTCTTTACGAATAGTTTCTGTGATAAGGGCTATCTGTTTAAGGGCAACAGATTGTGCATCAAGACAATTCATTTTAATATAAGCACGAGCACGATTCAACTCACATTTTTCAATGATGTGCTTTTTGTATTTATCAAAATCTTTTTTACTGTATATATAGAAACTCTCTACTGGAATTGAATACGATTTCAACTCCGGATTTTCTTTTTTACGTCTCAAAATCTGTACAAAGTAAAAACTTCTTTTGTTTTTTTGAAAACGCAGGTTTTTTCTTATTAAATCAAAATTGTCTACCATAAATTTATTTTTTTAATGTTGGTGTAAATATACGCAATTTTATAAATATATCGTGTTAAGAAATATATATTTTTCAACCATAGTATTTTTTAATATACCAATATGCGGCGGCTTCAGCATCAATGCGTGACTCCCATTTCTGGTTTCCATCTTTGTCAACAATATCTTCATGACCGATTTTAGCATACCAGTGTTTACCATCTGGCCATTGAATAAACTTAACATTATCAAATGTTGGTTTATAAGAAGGATACTCAAACTTGTCAGAATAAACGCGCTCAACGATTTCATAATGAGGATTGCTTTCGGTGTATCCAAATTGTCTTACACCATCTTCAAGATATATCGGGCCTTTTGCAACATCGTTGATTCTGTTTTGAAATACTTTAATATATATATTGTTAGCAGTATTAAACAAGTCCAAAGGGTTGGGATTCGTAGTCGTAGTATTATTCTTTGCCGCCCAGATTGTTCTAAGCGCACCTTCGACATGATTGTCTGGGTGTGGGACATATACATAGTCCGAATCAAAGTCGGCATATTTTTTCTTGGCGAACTCGATGTATTTTGCCGCATAAGCATCAAACCCATCCTGCATCATTGGTTGGAAAACTTTTTTAGTGTGCTCAACAACATCGTCATATGTTTTTGCAACAAACCACCAATGTTTTTCACCCTCATCAGGATGCCCAATATAATTGAACCTTACAAATTCGTATTTACCTTGTTCCATATATGTATATTATTTTTTAATTTTACCATTTTTTGTGGTGTATACACCATTATAACCGCCGTTTATAACTGTATCTCTTTTAATTTCTTTTGCGGTTAACACAAACGAACCATCAGTTGGTTCAGTCCAATCATCTTTCATTGGTATGTTTAGTGGTGTATAAACATCATCAAATTCAGAAATATCTTTATGAGCAAGTGTATCTCTGATCACCTGCTTTTCTTTAGCGCGTATAGAACGTCTTTTTGCACGATAAAAATCTCTATTATCTCCAGTGCAAATACCAAATTTTCTTACTTTTGAATAACTTTTACTCATATTATACTTTTACTAAACGATATGGTTTAAAACAGCCTATATAATCATATTTATGAGTCTCTTCGTTTCGTGTTAGGCTTTCAACGAAACACTCTCCAGTATTTTCATTAACAAAGTAAATTCTACCATTCTTTGTTGGGATACCATAGAAGTCCAACACTTGAACTATATCACCTGTTTTGAATTTAAATAAATTAGCCATATGATGTCTTATTTTGTAAATCTGCTGATATATCGTGTGAATTTGTTTCACGCTGCAAAGGTAACACTTTTTTTTCAAATAACCAAATAAAATTGAAATTATTTTTACAAAATCTTATGACCCGGAGGTTACCGGACGTTGATTCCCGGGAATCTTGAATCTAAATAATAAAAAGAAATAAAGAAAAATAACAAAAAGAAATACAGTTGGTAATATAAATAAAAGGAACGTACGTATGTAGGGTAAATTGATTTTTTTCTTTTTTAACCTTTTAAGAAAAAAATGTATATTTGTCGTGAATTTAAAATTAAATTACAAACAATATGAAAAACGAAAAAGATTTTAAAAGTTTATTAACTATCAAACCAAAAGGATCAGAGGGATTGAAAGATAAATTAAAAGTTTGGATGAAATGGGATTCAAATGATGCAGATTATATTGAGCGTACCAGCATAATGAATCCGCAAGAATTATTTTCCAATGAAAAGTTGATTTATTGTTTGGCATATATTACATTGCCATATAATTTCAAAGGCCATAAATGGAATGATAATGTATTCAGACATCATATTACAAATAATACAGATATAGATTGTTTGGAGGATATATTAAGTGAGAATAATTTCATGGTGTATTCCGATTGGGGAGCATGTCACTCTTGTTATGGCTTAGAGATTACATATTATGATGAAAATGAAACGCCATTTGAAATAACGTTTGATGATATTCACAAAGAGTTCGAAAAAATGACATATGAAGAAATTTGTGATAAAATAAATTCATTGTAAGAATAAAAATTTGTATATTTGAGATAACAAACTGAAAAATAAATTAAAATTTAATATTGATAAACATGAGTAAATTAAAGGAAAGTCAAATTAAAGAGGCAAAAGAAGCTGTTGAAGTTGTTGCTCCAAATGAACCAGTCGCTTTATGTGATGATGAAGAACGTGTGGATCAGAAGGAAATCAACACAATTGGTAAGCAATGGAGTTTAATTGAGGGACAGTACATTGTTCCTGTATCTGACACATTCGAACACCTTGAACCAGGTTATTACTCAATCGGACAAAATATGAAGATTGGTTTGTATTTTGTTAAAGAGAAAGTAAATTTGGATAAGTTGTATCGTATGCCGAACAAAGCAACTGACATCATTATGGATGACATTAGCAAGTTCTGGACTTTAAGAGACAGATACAAAAAGTATCATCACGTATTCAAACGTAATTACTTGTTATATTCTGCGCCTGGTACTGGTAAGACATCTCTTATCAACCTTATGTGTCAGGATTTGATTACCAAGTATAACGGTTTGGTATTTGGTTTAACATGTGAACAAGACATTGCAGCATTTGTTGATGTTGTTCGCCGTGTACGTAAAATTGATGGTGACACACCAATTATCGCGGTAATTGAGGATATTGATAACTTCATCGGAAGCGAACATCAACGCTCATCCCTTGATACACAACTATTGAACATCCTCGACGGTAACTACAAAATGTCAGATGTTGTAATTATTGCAACTACTAACTATATTGAACGTGTACAGGCGCGTTATAAGAACCGTCCATCTCGTTTCAATCGTGTAGTTGAATTCCCATTACCAAATGCTGAAAGTCGTAGGATGTATATCGAAAATACTATCTTACCAGAAGATATGGATATGTTCAACATCGACGAATGGGTTGAAAAGACTGAGGGTTATACAATCGACCATATCAAGGAACTTATTCAACAGTTCTTTGTTCTTGGCGAAACTGAAGAAAACGCATTTGCAAGTGTTGATGCTATGGTTAACAACAATAACCGCCTCCGTAACAAGGATAGTGTAAACCAAAGTAAACTAGGCTTCTAAAATAAAAAATGTTAATTACATATACTCGGAAGTAACAATCTTCCGGGTATATAATTAACAAAATAACATATGATGGAACTTGATAAAATATATAACATGGACTGCATAACTGGTATGCAGATGTTACCAGATAATTCGGTTGACTTAATTGTAACTTCTCCACCATATAATATTGGTATTGATTATGATGTTTATGAAGATGATAAATCATGGGATGAATATTATAGTTGGTGTGAAAAATGGCTTCGAGAATGTTATAGAGTTTTGAAAAAAGATGGTGGAAGAATCTGTTTGGATCACTATTTAAGCCTTGGAACATCTAAATACCGAACTAGTCCTATTTCAACGTTATATACTATAATGGAGAAAATTGGTTTTAAACATCATTCAATTGCTGTATGGACAGATATTACTCTTGCTAAAAGAACTGCTTGGGGTAGTTATCTTAAAGCATCTGCACCATATATTAACTCTCCATTTGAAGGTATACTTATAGACTACAAAGAAAACTGGAAAAAGTTGGAGAAGGGTATATCAACAATAGAAAAGGATGATTTTGTAAAACTTACAAGAGGTGTTTGGGATATTAAAACTGAAACACGTGGGTTAACAAAAGCAAATTTTTCACTTGATTTACCAACAAAAGCAATAAACTTGTTATCATATGACGGTGATGTAATTTTAGATCCATTTATTGGTTCAGGCACAACGGCTGTTGCAGCAAAGAAACTAAACAGACACTATATCGGATTTGAAATAAGTGAAAATTATTGTAAAATCGCTGAAAATAGATTAAATAATTTAGATAAAAAATAAACAAGATTATGAGAAATGTACATTATGAATTTAGCGGTGACAACACAATCACTGGTACTGTAGTTTCTAAAGGAGAGGAATTTACAGCAACGGCTAAATTATGTCCTGGTGACAAATATTCAGAGGAACTTGGTAAGTTAATCGTAAAATATCGTCTTGAAATCAAGCAACGTAGACGTGATTTACGTAATACTGAAGAAGTTATCAAGAGATTGAAGGAGATTTATGCCGACGAACACAACAACAAAGATTTCAGTGAAATTTCAAAGCACTGGATGCGTTTTATCCAAGATGCTTCTGAGGAACGTAAATCACAACTCGAAAATATTGCATTCGCTAAAACTGCATTAGAGGTTTTAAGCCAAGGTGACGGTAAGGTTGAAACAATGATTCGTAAAATTGTTAATAAACACTATTCAGACGAACGCACAATTGGTTTGTTAATCGCATTGGTTAACTTGGTACGTGGTGAAGTTAATGGTGAAGTATTAACTGGCGGTGAAAACAATACGGTTGAGGATGAAAAACTTCAAGCAAGACTTGATTACCTCAAACACGTAAAGAAACTTTAATCACTAAACAAAATTTAATTATGGGAAAAGTTAAAAAAGACAGTTTAGGTGACAGAATGAAAAGATACGAGGGTGTAAGTAAAAGCACTCTTGTATCTCGTATGCCAGTAATTCTTAGATTAGATGGCTGTCACTTCCACACCTTTA